GTATAAATAAAGCTGAGAAAAATGGATTAGTAATTAAAGACCAAAGTAATAAAAAGGTTATTATGCTAAACCCAGATCTTAAAGTCCAAACAAAAGGAACAGTATTACTTGACTATAAATTCTTAGGACATGATACCGAAGAAAGCGGAAGTGATAATTAAGCAGGTAGCTGAGGAGAAAGACATCCCAGTATCTACAGTAGATGATATTGTAAGCTTTTACTATAAAGAAGTGAGAAAAGCACTATCTAGTTTAGAGCACCTCAAAATCAATCTACCAGGATTAGGTTCCTTTATAATAAAACAGTCTTCAGTTGAAAAGTCTATAAGGAAATATGAGAACATCATGAATGCTTGTGATACTCAAACCTTTAGTAACTATCATAACATAAAGAATGCAGAAAACAAATTAGAGAAACTGCATAAGGCAAGAACCAGAATAGAAGGATATATTCAAGAAAAAAAAGCTTTTAGAGATGGCAAAAAAGTTGAGTGATTTCTGGACTAACAGAAAACAAATTTTAGAGGGTATAAAGAATAGCATAATTAAGAATGAGTTTGTAGAAGAAGTAGCTTCTTTTAGAATGGATATCTGTGATTCATGTGATATAAAAGGAACGGATTGTGCAGTTCCAGGAACAGCTCCTTGTTGTAATGAGTGTGGATGTTCTCTTGCATTTAAGACAAGATCCTTATCATCATCATGTCCACATCCTGATGGAGCACGGTGGTTTGCATTGATCACAGAAGAAGATGAAGATAATTTAGATAACCTTAAAGATTAATACTATGTCAAAGTTTACAGATAGATTGCAAGCACAAGCACAAGCACAAGCACAAGCACAAGGTGTACAAAATATATATGTTAGTGATCCTACTAAAACTATGCTTCATACTGATGATGCTGCAAGTTATGGTCAAGGATTATGGAGTCAGATAACCTCAACATCTTCTCCTTACACTAATACAATAATGGAGGATCCTTTTGAAACAAGATTGAAAGAAATGGAGAATCAAATGCAACTTGTTCAACTAGATCTTAAACTCTATCAATTAGAAATACTCTCTCTAAAAGGTAAATTTACACAAGAAGAAGTAACTAATATACGCAATATGCTTATGTCTGAAGATGAAGCATCAAGAATATTAGCTAATACAATTTTAGAAAATGCAGGATAGTAGAAATATAGTAGTACATACAGGTGCTGCAGGAGCCGATAAGATAAGTCATCTCTTAGCTGTACATTATTTTATTGATGTTGTAAATGATATATTAGATGAAAAAAAAGTTAGTAAAGAAGAAGGAGCTAACTTGAAATTAATGCTGAATTCAGAAGATAGAGATAATTATGAAATTGCTGTAATGGCTATAAATCAGATACGTAATGAGCATAGTATTTAATGCTGCAGATCACAGCTATAAGAGTTTAGATAATACAGAAGGGATTAACTGGATAAGTGTTACATCTCTTATATCTAATTTCAAGATTCCATTTGATGCTGAAAAAGTAGCAGCAAGTGTTACAAAGAAGCAAAAATCCAAGTGGTATGGTATACCGCCTGAGAAGATATTAGAGCTGTGGAAGAATGAAGCTGACAGAGCTACTACACTAGGTACATTCTATCATAATCAAAGAGAAGCAGATCTATGTTCATTATCCTCTATTAATAGAGAAGGTGTTAATATTCCTATATTTACTCCAATTGAAGAAAACAGCTTAAAGATAGCACCTAGTCAAAGGTTAGATGACGGTGTATATCCTGAACATATGGTATATCTAAAATCAATTGGTATCTGTGGTCAATCAGATTTAGTAGAAGTTGTTAATGGTAGAGTTCACATTATTGATTACAAGACAAACAAAGAAATCAAAACTGAGTCATTCAAAAACTGGGAGGGTGTTTCTAGTAAACTACTATTCCCTGTTGATCATCTAGATGATTGTAACTATAATCACTATGCTTTGCAGCTTAGTATTTATATGTATATTATATTAAAGCATAACCCTAAGTTATCAGCTGGAGATATATACATTCATCATGTATCTTTTGAAGAAGAAGATAAAGATGAATTTGGGTACCCAATAACTAAATACTCAAGTAACGGAGACCCAATTGTAAAAGAAGTCATAGCTATGAAGATGCCTTATCTAAAGGAGGAAGTTATTAATATAATTAACTGGCTTCATGATAACAGAGATAAAATTAAAAAGAAATGAATTTTGCAAGATTATTTGATGTACAGAATGGTATAGTAGTTCCTACTGAACATTGCTATACGCTGAAATCACTCAAAGATATTATGGATGAATATCCGGAGGACTATCTTAAGATATACTTATATATCTTCTATATGACATGTCCTAACCCTGATATGAATCCATTCTTCTTTACACCAGAGCTTGATAAGATGGATATCATTCTTAAAGAAATTGGTGCTGAGTTTTCTCCAGAAGATGATACTATACAAATAGGATTACTTTTCTGTGAAAGAATGTTTGAGACTCCAACCTCCCGCGCGTACAAGGGTATAGCAACTATGTTAGATAGATTAGGACGGTATATGGAAACAAGGCAAATTACAGATGGTAGAGATGGTAACTTAACAGCTATGATCAATGCTGCTAAGAACTATGATGCTGTAAGAGCTTCATTCAAAGGTGCATATAAAGATTTACAAGAAGAGCAATCCAGCAAAGTGCGTGGTGGCCAAGGACTAGCATATGATATGTAATGGAAGAAATTTGGAATGACATACCAACCTGGGATAATGGTACCTGGACTGTTACTGATTTTAACTCAAGAGATGAGTTTAAAACATTCTTACTTACTTTATTTAAGGAACCGGGTCAGTATAACTTTAATGATGATACTAATAAGATCTTCAATGAACAGGCACAAATCTTTCAGAAAACTAAGGTATACTGTACAGCTCCATTTAGATCTAAGGACTTCCTAACATATTGGGATGATCAAAAGAATAAATGTAGAAAAGGTATTATAGTCAAATCAGGTAAAGAGACTTGGTACCTTACACGTGATTACTACATGTGGTTAAACTTTCTACCAATCTTTGATAAAGAAGAACAAAACTTTGGCTTTGCTAAAATACGTGATGCTCAGTATCATATGGCTCTTTATGAATGGTTAGCAGAATTACACTACAAACATGTAGCTATTCTTAAGAAACGTCAGATAGCTTCATCATATTTTCATGCAGGTAAACTAATTAATCAGCAATGGTTTGAAACCGGTGTTACACTTAAGATGGGTGCCTCACTTAAAGATTACATCAATGAGAAAGGTACATGGAAATTCTTAAATGAATATGCAGCATTCTTGAATGAGCACACAGCATGGTACCGTCCAATGTCTCCAGACAAGGTAATGATGTGGCAACAAAAGATTGAGGTTAGAAAAGGAGACAGAAAAACAGAAGTGGGTCTTAAAGGAACTATACAAGGTATGTCTTTTGAAAAAGATCCAACAAATGGTGTAGGGGGTCCAGTTAAATACTTCTTCCATGAAGAGGCAGGGATTGCTCCTAAGATGGATACCACATTTGGATATATCAAACCAGCATTAAAGTCTGGTATGATGACAACAGGGATGTTTATTGCAGCAGGTTCTGTAGGGGACTTGGACCAATGTGAACCACTTAAAGCTATGATGTTAGATCCAGAGGGTAATGATATCTATGCAGTAGACACTAATCTACTAGATAAGGATAATACTATAGGTATGTCAGGTTTATTTATACCTGAACAATGGTCAATGCCACCATACATTGATGACTATGGTAATTCACTTGTAGAAGAATCATTAAAAGCACTTGATCAATACTTTGAAGAGTGTAAAAGGAAAATGACTCCTGAGAAATACCAATTAGAAGTATCTCAGCACCCAAGAAATATTGAAGAGGCTTTTGCTCACAGAAAAGTATCAATATTCCCACAGCATTTAGTCAATGCTCAGCTTAAAAGAATTGAAGAAAAAGAATACTCATATGAGTTCTTAGATATATACAGAGATGAACAAGGTCACCCTAAAGTAAGGGAAACTAATAAGTTACCAATATCTGAATTTCCTATTGGAAAGAAGACAGAAGATAAAACAGGTACTCTTGTAGTATGGGAAAGACCAGTTAAGGATCCTAGCTTTGGGACCTATTATGCATCTATTGACCCCGTGTCTGAGGGAAAAACAACTACATCTGAATCATTGTGTTCTATATATGTTATGAAAGCTCCAGTAGAGGTAACTAAGTTATCTGGTGTAGAAGCTGAGAACTTTATTGAACAGGATAAGATTGTAGCAGCTTGGTGTGGCCGCTTTGATGATATTAAGAAAACACATGAAAGACTTGAGATGATTATAGAATGGTATAATGCATGGACGGTGATAGAGAATAACATCTCCTTGTTTATCCAGTATATGATATCAAGAAAGAAACAGAAGTATCTGGTACCAAGAACACAGATTATGTTCTTAAAAGACCTGGGTGCTAATGCTAATGTATTCCAGGAATATGGATGGAAGAATACCGGTATACTATTTAAGTCTCACTTACTAAGTTATGTTATTGAATACACTAGAGAAGAATTAGATACTGTAACTAAGGAAGATGGAACTATAGTAAAAACAACCTATGGTATAGAACGTATACCTGACCCTATGCTTCTTAAAGAAATGAAGGCTTACACTGAAGGACTCAACGTGGATAGACTTGTTGCGTTCTCTGCACTAGTGGCTTTTATGAAAATTCAGATGTCCAATAGAGGATTTATGAAAAGAACAATCATGGATGATGCGGCTAAAAACTTGCAAAAGTCAGATAATTTGTTTAAATTATCTCATAGTCCGTTCCGTCACATGGGTAATGGCTTAAGAAGTGGGGGTAAAACAATTAAGAGATCACCATTTAAAAATTTTAAATAGAAACTATGCAAGTATATAACGCACTACAGTTAAAGAAGGGAGCAAAAGTTCAGCATAATAGAATGGGTAGTATTACCCAACCATTACAGTTTATCCCTAAAAAAGATAAAGATCAAGAATGGGCTGCCTGGAATCTTGACTGGTTGGAATGGAATGGATTAAAACAGATCCGTAGAAATGCACGTAGATTCATGAAGAACTACAAGCTTGCAAAAGGTATCATTGATAAATCTGATTACATTGTTGAAGAAGACAATGAGTACAGAGATATTGTTGAGACCTTAACTAAAGAAGACTATTCTGCACTTGAGCTTAAGTTCTACCCTATTATCCCTAATGTTATTAATGTTCTAGTAGCTGAATTTGCTAAGAGATCAACTAAGCTTACATATACTGGAGTAGATGAGATCTCTTATAATGAGATGTTAGAGCAAAAACGTGTAGCAGTTGAAGAGGTTTTATTAGGTGAAGCTAAGATGAAGATTGTAGCAGCAATGTTACAACAAGGATTAGATCCTGAATCAGAAGAAGCACAACAAGAATTAAATCCGGAAAAGCTTAAGACATTACCAGAGATTGAGATGTTCTTTAAGAAAGACTACAGATCAATGATTGAACAATGGGCTACTCACCAACATAAAGTAGATGTTGAGAGATTCAAGATGGATGAGTTAGAAGAAAGAGGTTTCCGTGATATGCTTATTACTGACCGCGAGTTCTGGCACATGCGTATGATGGAGGATGACTATGATGTTGAATTATGGAATCCTGTACTTACATTCTATCACAAATCTCCAGATGCAAGATACATATCACAAGCTAACTGGGTTGGTAAAACAGATATGTTCACTGTAGCAGACGTTATTGATAAGTATGGATACTTGATGACTGAAGATCAATTGGAGGCATTAGAAGCAATCTATCCTATCAGATCTGCAGGTTATAATATTGGTGGACAACAAAATGATGGTTCATATTATGATGCAACCAAAACTCATGAATGGAATACTAACTTACCTTCATTAGCATACCGCCAATATACCTCTATGGTATCAGGGTCAGTTCTTGAGGGAGGAGATGTTATATCTCAGATCTTAGCTGAAGGTGAAGATTATAATGTAGCAGGTACTGCATATCTATTAAGAGTATCTACATCATATTGGAAGTCACAACGTAAAGTAGGTCACTTAACAAAAGTAGCTGAAAATGGTGAAGTACTTAATGAGATTGTAACAGAAGACTATGCAGTTATTGATAAACCATTATATGATACACGCTTATTCAAAAACAGAACAAAAGATAACTTAGTTTTTGGTGAGCACATTGACTGGATTTGGATTAATGAAGTATGGGGTGGTGTAAAGATTGGACCAAACGTACCTTCATTCTGGGGTATGAATAACCCTGGTGGATTTACTCCAATTTATATTGGTATTGATAAGAACAAAATAGGCCCACTTAGATTTCAATTCAAAGGAGATAACAGTATCTACGGATGTAAACTTCCTGTAGAAGGTGCTGTATTCTCAGATAGAAATACTAAGTCAACTGCATTAATTGATTTAATGAAGCCATATCAGATTGGATACAATATTGTAAACAATCAAATTGCAGATATTTTAGTGGATGAACTCGGCACAGTTATACTCCTAGACCAGAATGCCTTACCTCGTCACTCCATGGGAGAAGACTGGGGTAAGAACAATCTGGCTAAAGCATACGTTGCTATGAAGAACTTCCAGATGTTACCTCTTGATACATCTATATCAAATACAGAGAATGCATTAAACTTTCAACATTTCCAGAAGTTAGATCTTGAACAAACAAGTAGACTAATGTCAAGGATTCAATTAGCTAATTACTTCAAGCAGCAAGCATATGAAGTTATTGGTGTGAATCCTCAGCGTATGGGGCAACAAATTAGTCAGCAAACTGCTACAGGAGTAGAGCAGGCTGTCTCAGCTTCATACGCACAGACAGAAGTATTCTTTATTCAGCACTGTGATTACTTGATGCCACGTGTTCATCAAATGCGTACAGATCTAGCACAGTACTATCATTCTACTAAACCTTCTTTAAGACTGCAGTACATGACCACGGCTGATGAGAAAGTTAACTTTGAGATGAATGGTACTGATCTGATGATGAGAGACTTAAATATCTTTGCTTCAACAACAGCTAATCACAGAGCAATACTTGAACAGTTAAAGTCTATGGCTTTACAAAACAATACTACTGGTGCTACTATATATGACTTAGGTAAAGTTGTACAATCAGACTCAATCTCTGAACTTAATCAGGTGCTTAAAACTTCTGAAGAGAAGAACAATAACATCAAACAGCAAGAGATGCAACAACAGCAACAAATGCAAGAGCAACAATTACAAGCTCAAGCAGAAGAAGCTAGACTTAAAAGAGACTATGATGCAATGGAAGCTGAGAAAAACAGACAACGTGATTTACTTGTTGCTGAGATTCGTGCAGCTGGATATGGAGCAGGTTCAGATCTTAATGCAAATATGCAGTCTGATTACTTAGATTCTATGAAAGAGATAAGAGAGACAGAGATGTATCAAGATCAATCTAATCTTGAAAGAATGAAAGAAGGGAACCGTGACAGAATAGCTAATAACAAAAATCAGATTGAAAGAGAGAAGATTCAAGCTCAAAAAGAAATAGCTGATAAACAGTTACAAGTAGCTAGAGAGAACAAAAATAGATTTGACAAGCCAGACAGCAAAAATAAGAAGAACTAGTTTAGCTATATACTGCAAAAAAAGACTTCTGAATTTTAAATTTTAGAAGTTTATTATGTCAAAAATGCTTATATTGAATTAATAACAAACAAAAAACCAACAACAATGGCAGACACTCATGAAAGTGCGCAGAACCTCAATGCAACAACTGTATCTGAGGTAGATGTAAATTTGGATGAAATCTTTGGAATGCCAGGAGCTGAGAGCATTATGCTACCAGATTCTGAAAAGAAAGAAGAAGAAAAGACAAAGACAGTATTTACAAATACTGGCAATGTAGATTTATCGTTCATTGACAAACCGGAGGATGGTAAGACACCAACCACACCGGAGCAAAAATTAGAAGTTGAAGAGACTATTGCAGAACTTGATCAACTGATTACTCAAGAAGAAGAGGCGGGAACTAAAGGTGGTAGACCTAAAGTTGACAAATCTGGCTTAGCTGATTTAGCTGCTAAGATGATTGAGGAAGGAACACTTATGCCTTTTGATGATGACAAACCATTAGAAGAGTATACAGCAAAAGACTTCCGTGAATTGTTTGAAGCTAACTTCCAAGAAAGAGAAGCTAAAGTAAGAAGTTCAGTTCCAAAAGAATTCTTTAATGCTTTACCTGAAGAGCTTCAGATTGCTGCAAAATATGTAGCTGACGGAGGACAAGATCTTAAAGGATTATTCAGAACTCTAGCACATGTAGAAGAAATGATTCAACTTGATCCTACTAATGAGTATGACCAAGAAGAAATTGTTAGACAATACTTGTATGCTACAGGATTCGGAGATGGTAATTCTGAAGAGATTGAAGATGAAATTACTGACTGGAAAGATCTAGGAAAGTTAGAAGCTAAAGCAAATCAGTTCAAACCTAAGTTAGATAGAATGCAAGAAGAAATTGTTGCAAGACAACTAGCTGAGCAAGAAGCAAGAAAAGAAAAGCAAGAAAAACAAGCTAAGGTATATATGGATAACGTATATAACACACTTGTGGGTGGAGAAATCGGAGGAGTAAAACTTGATAAGAAAGTTCAAGGGATGCTTTACTCAGGATTAGTTCAACCTAACTACCCTTCAATTTCTGGTAAACCTACAAACTTACTTGGACACTTGTTAGAAAAGTATCAGTTTGTAGAACCAAGACATGATCTTATTGCTGAAGCACTTTGGTTACTTGCAGATCCTGATGGATACAAAGGTAAGATCAAAGAGCAAGGTGGTAAAGTAGCTACTGAAAAAGCAGTAAGACAACTTAAGACTGAGGAACAAAGAAAGATTACATCTTCTACTCCTCAAGAAGAAGAATACACACAAAAGAAAACACAACAAAAAACTATTTCCAGAAATCAAGGAAATATTTTTAGAAGATTTTAATATACATAGTAACAATTAACAAACAAATAAACAATGGCAACTCCAGTTTTAAACAATGGTATATTCCTGCGTGATACTGCATACAATGCAACATCACACGTGGATTCATATCACTTACAAAACATGCTGAAGGATGCAGAACCAATGGACTTAGGTCCGGTGGACCTTTGGGCTATGGCTCAAAAGGTAGAAATGCCTCTTTATCAGATGTCATCTTTCGGTGGAAAGAATGTAATCATGGTTGACAATGCTCGTGGAGAGTACAAATGGCAGACTCCGGTCTCTATTGACCTTCCATACATTGTTGAAGACATTGAACCAGCTAACGACTTCAAAGGAGTAGATGGTCAAACATTTAAAATCAAGTTGAACAAACGTGAGTTTGGACACGGTGATATCTTGACTTATGACAAGTACAACGGTGTTGAGATGTACGTTACACAAGATGATATCTTACCTATTGGTGATGGTTTCATCTATACTGTTCAATTGGTAAACAATGACAACTACAAATACTTGGATAACAAGTACTTGGCTAACGGTACAAAAATCTTCCGTAAAGGTTCTGCACGTGGTGAGTATGGAGAGCGTTTCTCTGACATCATTACAAATGCAGGATTCCGTGAGTTCTACAACTACGTAGGTGGTGCTGAGGCTCACGTACATTATTCTATCTCATCTCGTGCTGACTTGATGATTAAAGGTGGAATGAATGCAGACGGAACAGTTCCAGTAACTGAGATCTGGAGAACATACGATAAAAACATTGATCCATCTGTGAACTCTTTAGAGGACATGGTAAAAGTTATGGGTAAAGATTCTGTGAAGAAAGCTTTTGATAACGGAGATTTGTCACGTACATTCTTAACTAACATGGAAGCTGCTCACTTGAGCAAAATTGCATCTGACATTGAGACTTACTTGATGTGGGGACAAGGTGGACGTGTTAAACAAGATGGTCCAGATGATATCAGATTGTCAGTGGGTCTTTGGAAACAGTTGGATAACTCTTTCAAACGTATCTACAACAAGAATAACTTTACATTGGATTTATTCCGTGGAGAGATCTACAACTTCTTCAATGGTAAAGTTGAGTTCCAAGGTCCAGATCCAAAACGTTCTCTAGTAGTTCAAACTGGTATGGGTGGTATGCGTATGGTTAATGAGGCAATTAAACGTGAGGCTATCTCTTCAGGTTTATTGATTCAGGCTGCTGATATCGGTGCTATCACTGGTAAAGGTATGGACTTGAATTTTGGATTTGCTTATACATCTTATGTTATTCCTTTCTTGGCTAACGTTAAGTTTGTATTGAATCCAGCATTTGACAACGTTCATACAAATGATATTGAGAACCCAATCATTGATGGTTTCCCATTATCTTCTTATTCATTCATTATCTTTGATATCACAGATAACACTAATGACAACATTTACTTGTTGAAATTATCTTGGGATAATCAATTGAAATGGTGGTATCAAAATGGTACAATGGATTATATGGGACGTACTCAAGGGTTCCAGTCTTCAGGACAATTCAACGGTTACCGTGTAATGATGTCTCAAACAATGCCAGCTATTTGGGTTAAAGATCCAACTAAAGTCTTGAAAATTGTTATGAGAAATCCAATCACTGGTGGATCATTCTAATATGTCAAAACTAGAGAGAGTGTCATCAATGATGCTCTCTCTTTTTATTTAAAAACCAATAATAAAAAACCAACAACAAAATGGAAAGTACATTCACAATGGTAGAAACTAGAGACACAAAAAAGACTAATGTTTCTATTAAACCTTACTTTGATAATTCAGTATCTAACATGGGCTTAGAGAATTATGGATTATCATTATTTGATGGAGTAATTCACTCTGAACAATTAGCTTGTTTAGAAAAAAATGGAGTGATCCAATACATCACAGGATTAAATGAGTTTGCACCAGATATCAGACTTATTAAAGATCCAGAAGAAAAAGCTGCTAAGATCAAAGAGATCCGTGTTGCAGTTGCAGAATTAGAAAGAGAATTGGCTGCCAATGTATTAGACATTGATAGTGCTACATTCTGGAATGATGTAAAATTACTTAGACCAGATAACTCAGATTTCTGGAATAAGATTACAATTGCTTGTGCTAATGAGCCTACATTCTTAGATCATAATGATCCGTTTGATAGAATCAAGTTATATGCAATTGAAGCTGGAGGTTTTTCATTAGTAGCACGTAGCTATGATGAAGCAAGATCAAAAGCAGTTCCACCTAAGTTTTATTTAGATAAAGCACAAGAAACAGCAGGTGCTAAGACTGAATACAAAAAACTTAAAAACAAAGCTCTTTCTGAGCTACAAAAATTGTTTGATAAAAACAGCACTAAGTTATTCTACATTGCTAAGGCAGTAGATACAGCTAGTGTACAATATAAAAAATATACACCTAATGATGTTATCTATGATAATATGGATAGACACATCAACGGTGAGGGTACTGAAGGTAACAGAGAAAGAGCTGCTCAAAGCTTCTTAGATGCTGCTAATTTAGATATGGAAACATTAAAAATCAAAGCAATTGTTAAAGATTCCATATTTTTTAAGTATATTGTTAATAAGGCAGATGGACATATTTATCATCACCAGTCAAGTACTATGATGGGAAGAAATACATCTGATGTTATTGAGTACTTAAAGAATCCACTTAATGAGGATATTCTAAAGGATTTGAATAACAAGATTGAAAAACTTTGGAACTCTTAATTAATTAAAATAAGTAAAAATGAAAAGTAAACTTTCAAAAGCTATGTATGGTAAGTCCATGATGAAAAGTGGAGGAGCTAAAAAAACTGTAGCAAAGGCTAATAGTCCTAAGATGAAAATGGGTGGAGCTACAATGAAAAAGTCATTAGCTAAAAAACAAGCAGGTGGAAAAGCAGGTCCAATGACTGAATCTGATTCAGACAGGTTAGACTCTTGGTATCCATCAACAAGTAGTGTACGTATTCCAGCTGCACCAAAAGATTATGATTCAGATAATTTTAATCCAGGTTATGGTTTTAGTAATGATCCAATAGAAATGGAAATGAAAAATAGAATGTATTCTGAAAAGGGTATACGTTCTTCAGAAGATTTTAATAAGGGTTCCGTTTATAAAAAAGGGGGTGCTGTTAAAAAAATGCAAAAAGGTGGTGTATCAAAGTATGCACCTAAGATGAGTAAAAAATACGTAGATAGTAAAATACCAAAAACTAAAGGTCCTGAAGCTTCAACACCAAAACCAGCTATGGCTAAATACGGTGGTACAAGTAAATCACTATCAGCATATAAAACAGGTGGTATGGTTAACTCAAATGCTAAGGTTTCTGCTATTAAAACTGCAGGCTCTAAAGGAGTTAAATCAGGTGTTAATACTAAAGTTACTGCATCTAAAGTAGCTAAAGGACGTGTAGGTGGTACATCTACTGCACCAAAAGGAGCAACTCCAAAAGCTAAGATGGGTGGAATGATGAAAGGTAAAAAATGTTAAGATGGCGAAAGCTGGCTTATATAGCAATATCCACGCTAAAAGAAAAAGAATAGCATCAGGTTCCGGGGAGTCAATGAGACAACCTGGAACTAAAGGTGCACCTACTGCTAAAGCTTTCATTGAATCAGCTAAAACTGCTAAGATGAAAAAAGGTGGTAGTACCCCTGCTTGGACAAGAAAAGAAGGTAAGAATCCTTCTGGAGGTTTAAATGCAAAAGGAGTAGCTTCATATAGAGCTGCTAATCCTGGTAGTAAACTTCAGACAGCTGTGACTACTAAACCTTCAAAATTAAAGGCAGGTAGTAAAGATGCTAAAAGAAGAAAATCATTCTGTGCTAGGATGTCAGGTATGCCTGGACCTATGAAGGATGAAAAAGGAAGACCTACTAGAAAGGCTCTTTCTTTAAGAAAATGGAATTGTTAAAATTTATATATCATGGCAAAAATGGGATGTGCTAAATGTGGAGGCACTAAATATTCTAAAGGAGGAACCGCTCCTAAAAAAATGGCTAAAGGAGGTAATATACTTTCTAAACCTGCAATAGGTAAAGCTAAAGTATCTTTGTTTGGTATGCCTCAAGAAAACATGGGGACATCAGGGCAATATGGTAAAATGCAAACAGGTGGTTCAAGCCGTGCAGTACAACCTTCTTGCCGTAATGGTATGGTTAGATCTGCTGAAGGTAGATGTGTTAACCAAAGACCATCTGAGTTTAAGAAAGGTGGATCTACATTTGGTATGCTTTCTGTGAAAGCCGGAATTGATAAAAACCCAAGACCTACTGCAGCTGATAGAATTGCAGGAGCTAGAAAAAGAAAATAATTGTCATGAGAAAAACTGTAAAGAAAGTTGCATCTAAAAAACCTATGATGCAGAAAGGTGGAGTTAAAAAACCTTTACGTAAAGCACAGACAGGAACTTCTACTGGTACACCGTTTCAACAATATATGAAAACACCGGGAGCAGTAGCTAGTGATACGGTAATGCAAACAATGTATCCTCAAAGTACTTGGGATGCTCCGAAGAAACCTATTGCTAAGAATCCAAAAAATCAAGGTACACTTGAAAAAGCATATGAAAAAACATATGGACAAAATTGGAGAAGTGAATCAGGACAACCATCAAGTGATGAAACTTTTGAGCAATACAAAAGAAGAATGGGTCCAATGAAAAAAGGGGGAGCTACTAAAACTAAAATGGCAAAAGGTGGAGCAGCTCATCCAGGTTTCAAATCAGTGCAAGCTGGTATTGCAGCTAAGCAAGGAATTTCTAAAAAAGCTGCCGGAGCTATCTTAGCTTCAGCAACACGTAAAGCTAGTCCAAAAGCAAAAGCTGCTAACCCACGTTTAAAAAGAGTTAAAGGATAAGAAATGCAAAATAGTGTAATATCCATAAAGATTAAACAAAGGCTTAATAAATTAGATAGCCAAGACTATGACAACATTGAATGTTGGCAAATAGTTGAGGCATTTAATAAAGCCCAAGTTGAGTGGTCTAGAAGACAACTTCATGGTCTTAATGTAGTTAAGGAAGGTGATGAACAATCTACACGTAGAATTGATGACCTTCAGGCTTTACTTATTACAACTGATTTGCCTGCAAATAATGAGCAAATAGCTTATTCTATTGCTATTCCTGAAAACTACTTACAGTGGAAAAGAGTTGATGCATATGCAAAACAAGGATGCTGTGATAACAGACGTATGACAATTTATTTAGCAGAAGAAGCTAACATAAATCAATTACTAAGAGATGATGGTAAGAAACCAAGTTTTGCGTGGGCAGAGACATTTGCTACTATTAAGAATAACAAAGTATACATCTATACTAATGATGACTTTGAGATCAGCAAGACAGCAATAACATATTACAGACAACCAAGAAGAATACAAATACAAGGATGTATTGATCCATACACAGGAGAAGAGTCTACATCAAATGTGTTATGTGAATTCAAAGATGATATCATTGAAGTAATTCTTGATGATGCTGCTAGTATAATTGCAGGTGATATTGAATCAGTAAATCAATTCTCTAGAGGTACACAAACTTCAGAGCGTAATAATTAATAATAATGGAAAAACCTAGAATACTAAAAAGAGATCCATCATCTACACAAACTGTAAGTAGACCTGAACTTGTTGTTACACAACCAAAAGAAGAATCTGCTAAACCAAAACCTACTCCAAATACTGGAGTTGGTGGTAGCTCATTAGATACAATGACTGCTGCATGTGCAACAGAAATGATGAATGCTGCTACAAGTTTTCATAGACTTCACTTAAAAGTTAAAGGGGATGGTTCTTATGCAGCACACAAAGCTCTAGGAAATTTTTATGAGGGTCTTCATGATAGTGCAGATACATTGGTTGAAGGTTATCAAGGTGTGGCTGAAAAACTTTTAAGCTATACGGATATGCCTATTAGAACATTAGACACTGTAGCTGATGGTGTACAATATCTTAGAGATATGTATAACATGGTTAACAAATTACAGGGTATGATGCCATACTCTGAGATTGTTAACAATTTAGATTTAGTTAAGGATTCAATTAATTCTACTAAGTACAAGTTATTATTCTTGAAATAATTTTGAAATACTAAATTATTTTACTATATTAAAGTATATATTTATTAATTAAAACAGAACACAATGGCTTATTTTAATCATGCCTTTACTAAAGTTTTCTTGGGAACAGGACAAACTTTAGAGGATGTCCAGTTGAAAAACGGACTAGTTACTACAGATGAGGGATTCTTGACAACAACAGGATTGCCTTCTTTTATCTTGAATCAAATGCGTGAGTACGCTACAGCTCAGTATGGTGATTATAGAAATGGTTATTTTGGAATCTTTGATCCAAAAACAAACTTGTCTATTACACCATCTAGTTGCTGTAATGTATACATTGCTGGTTCATCAATTTATACAAATGACAAAATTGGACCTTTTCATGGTGGTTACCAAGAGACTAACAAGTCTAAAATGATCAACCCACGTTATGTATCAAGATTCTATAGAGTTGCTGCATGTGAGCCGTCTAACAATGTAATTCACATTGGTAACACTCCATACACAACAGATCAAGTTACTGAATTAGCAATTACTCTTACAGGAGTTGGTTTAGTTGATGGTGTATATACTGACATTCCATTAGTTGATACTACAGCTCCAACAGGATCTGGATTAATTGCTACAATTACTGTAACTGATAATGAAGTAACTTTTGTACAAATTACAAACGGTGGAACTGGATTTGTAACAGCTGATACTGTAACTACTTCAGCTGAGTTAATTCCTTATGTAGATCCTGCTGAAATCACTAATGCTCAACCTACATTTACTGTTACTGCAGGAATTGGTGCAAATTGTTGTAAAGAGTTCTTATGTGGTGAAACTTATAACTTACGTTTAGATGTTAAAGGTTCTCCTGCATTACGTTTCTTAAATCACAATGCTTACTTAACAGTTTCTGCTTATACAGGATGTTGTTCAGATAATGATAATAATCCTTCAAATGCAATTGTACCATTACCGGTTGATTCTACTAAAGTAATGATTCTATGGGCTCAACAAATTATTGATTCTCCATTAATCTCTCCATTCATTTCTCCAGTAGTTATTGCTGAAGATGGAACAGTTTACTACGCTCCTAACTCTTTAGATGTATTTGGACAACCAAATACAAATACTTGGGATCGTTATGTATCAACAGGACATATTGATGGAGCTTGTGCAGGATTGATTTTGTATGGTGCTTATGTAGATACTAGATTTGGAGATTGTACTTTCCAAGTTTCTGACTTCTATGAAAAAGAGCCAGTACGTTTATATGCATCTGAGACTGACTTAAACGGAGATCCATGTACATTTGATGGAATCTGTGTAGTTACAGAATGTGAGCCTACACAAGGAAATGGATTTGGTGAAACAGTTTTACGTGATTTGATTCTTTCTGAGAAATACCGTCAAAACTTCTTCTCTAGTGACTTCCGTATCCGTGAGATCACTCAAGGAAATCAGATTGTAAATGTTATTGACCGTACAGCTTTGTATGCGAAATACTATTTGTTACACAATGTACCACGCTTTAACAACCCATCATCTACATTTGATAATGATCAATATATGTTAGAGTTCATTGTAAATGGTGATAACATATCATTTGAAGATACAATTAATGAGTGGTTAGAAGGATGTTCTAATGAGTGTACATTTGAAACTTATGGATGTGAAACAGATTGTTTCCCTGTAGTTACAAATCCGTACAATCCAGATTAATTCATACAAATTTTTTAAACTAGAAAAGGGAGAGTGGGAGTTTATCTCTCCTCTCCTTTTCTTTTATATTATATCTTATGGCAAATCATGTATTAAGTCTAGAGGTACCAACAGTAATGAATACATGTATCCTTTCAATTATGGATACAAGTGTTTACAATCCGTCAGTACCAGTTACTTGTGAAACTTTAAATATCACAGTTCCTGGTTATGGATATTCAACACAGTTTAATGTATCACAGCTTTTTTCAAATGTATTTACAGCATGTGATTTACAAATACAAACTGCATTATGTGGTCAGCAGTATGCCCCACTACCTGATGGTTTGTATGTAATTAAATATAGTGTATCTCCAAATGATGTTGTATATGTTGAGTACAATCATTTAAGAATCACTACTGCATTAACTAAGTGGAGAAAAGCTATGTGTTCTTTGGATCTTCCATCATGTGAGCCTCCACAAAAAATAAAAGAGAAATTAGAAACTCTTAGATTAATAAGAATTTATTTGGAAGCAGCAAAAGCAAAAGCAGAGGATTGTCTAGAAGCACAAAATGCAATGACCATTTATAACTATGCTATGAAGCTTTTAAATAAGTTTGATTGTAAAAATTGTTAACCATATAAAAACCAAGGACTTATGGCAACTTGTTCAAATTGTAATGCACGTCTTTCTTGCGGATGTCAAAAAAGAACTGCTTCAGATGGTAAAGGATGTTGTTCAACTTGTTTGAATGCTTATGAGGCAAGAATAAAGGGAACACCAAGACCATCACAAATTGCACCAACAAAATTAAATTCACCTGTTATTGCTCCTCAGAACAAAGTATGGGGACGTGATAGATACGTTAAAAAATAATGGCATATTACTACAAATATACTCCATGTCCTGGTTCTACAGGAAGTTTGTTTTATTCTAATGAAGCACCTTCTTATCCAGGTCCTTATATAAGATTTGATTCAGGATCAGATATACTTCAATATGGAAAATGTTTTGAGGTCAGTCGTGTTACATTAGAGGTTCTTCCAACACCTTTGGTATCCATTAACTGGGTAACCATAGTGTATAGCTTTTGGAATGATAAGTGTAGTAGCTGTGTAGAACAGTTGCCTTGTGGTGATTGCCCTCCAGGATATATACTTATTGATGGAGAATGTATTTTAACAGAAATAATTCCCGCTAACTATACAGGAGGACTTGTCCCAGTAGTTGAAGGGGATGCTAATACTGCGTATACAAAGTTTGGTTTAAGACTCTATCCTGATATTTCTGGTTTAACATTACCTCTTTATGGATATGGTTATGCTGATAACCCTGCATGTGTAATAACAATACCTTATTCTGTAACAGATGATAACGGTGCTGGAGTTGTGGTTACGCCTTTATTATCAAGTGTCAAAAGTAAATTATGGGGTTGCGATAATACTATCCCAACATGTCAAACGGGAACTACTATTTCAAATAGAGGTAGATTAATGACAACTGGGATATGGAGTCCTGGCTATCCTGACAATGTTGAATTATCATTTGAGTTTTGTGTCAACATTGACACAACTAAACAGTATTTAATTGGTATTGCCGGTGACAATAAGGTTAAAATATATGTTGACAGTGTGCTTCATGTATTTTTAGATGTTGACGGTGTTACCCCTATATGTGCACAAGCTGTAACAACTCCATTTACTTCTTGGCATGTTTTTCCAATAACACTTAATGCAGGTAACCATATTATTAAACTTTCAGGTCTTAACTTAGGAAGTGAAGCTTCTTTTGGAGCAGAAATTTATGACATTGATTTAGCTACTTTTCAATCTACATTAACAACTCCGGCATCAGGAGCACCTAATTGTGGTAATGTTCCTGCTGATATTGATCCTTATGTTATTTTTTCTACAAAAGATTATATAGGAGAATCTATACCAGATCCAACTGATCCAGGTGTTTGGACATGTCCTGATGGGTATACATTAGATGTATGTAATGGTATTCCGCAATGTACTAAAGTTATAGCTATACCAGCAACACCTTGTTATAATGTTTATAGTTTACAACCTTGTTGTGGAGGAGAGCCTGTAATCATTTATTTTGTAGATGACTCTTTAGAAGAAGACGGTGTGTATGTTTATACATCTTCTCTACCATATGGAGATCTTGTATCACCATCATGTTATACAGCTACTAGTTACTCATACACAGGAGTAGGTGTTCCACCATTCCCACAAGGTCAGATTAGTGACTTTTCTTTAGTAGAACAAGGATGTGGAAACGGTATTGAACCATATACAAGTATCTGTGATTATTTATGTCTTTCTTGTGTATGTAGAAGATTTTTATGGACAGGTACGCCTGCCCCAGGTACATATGAGATTACTTACATTGACTGTGATAATCAAGTTCAAACATTAGATATTCCAACTGATGGTATTACATGGACTGATAAAGTATGTATGAAGTCTGTACTTAATACATGTCCTAATCCAAGTGTGTGTTGGACTTCAGAAACATTTGGTGATTGTACATTAGACACGGTAACAGATACATATAATTGTAATTTATGTTATGAATTAATTGATTGTGCAGGTATTGAAGATAACATCTATACACTTAATCAACAAGTAGGTCAGTATGTAGATACTCAACAAGTAATACAAATACAAGGAAGTGATACATGTTGGACGGTGCGTGAGACTGAAAATGACTGTTCTTGTGCTATTACAGTTTCTGTACAATTTGTATTTTCAACATGTGAGACTTGTTTAAATCCTAAAGGATATTTACTTACAGAATGTACTACTGGAGTTACACAATATACTACAACTGATTTATCTGATTACACTACAGTAATTATTAAAACAGATTGTGGTGGATGTTGGACAGTAACAGAATTAGATATAATTCCACCTACATCACAACCAGTCAGTGTAATTGCAGGATTTGTTGATTGTGAAATATGTAATTCAACTTTTTATGAATTAGTAGATTGTATTGGTGTAGCAGATCCTATTTTTACTACAACAGATTTATCTGACTATGTAGATCAAATTGTTGAACTTAAGTATTGTCCTAATACATGTTGGCAAGTAAATGTATCAACACCACAAGAAGTATTTGGTGATGTCATTGTAGAAAATTCTTTTGGTATCAGATGCTCTGATTGTCTTACAAGTATCCTAACACCAAAATGTGTTACATTTACAAATACAGGTAACACAATAAGTATAGTTGATTATGTTGATCTTAACGGTAGTTATGGTGAAGGTAATAGACTTATTCTTTCTGGTGGTGAAACAACAACAAAAGATTGTTACTTATTTTGGGAATTAGGAAATAGTGTTACCGCAACTGAATACGGAACATGTGTTGATGGTGTATGTCCTCCATCAACTCCTTTAGTTTATAGAAGTGTAAGACCAGGCTACAACACAGGTACATGTAATCCGGAGTATTATGAAACAGTACAGTGTGCTTTTTCTGATGTTATATACAAAAATGTATTAGCACAAAGATATGGTATTGCCAACTGTTGTCCAGATGATGATGTCAAATGGGAAGTTAAACAAGCATTGCTTATGTTAGATATACTTGTAGATCCTGACTATACATGTTCAGTTGGTACTTGCAGTTGTCCAACTAGATGTGACTGTGGGTTTATTAGTTTGAATGTAGTTTATAATACTTGCCCTAGTGCAACAAGATACTTACTTGCAAGTTGTTATGATCCAAGTATAACTGAAGTAGTATCAATCCCTAACACATACAATGTACTAGGAAAAGTTATTGTTATCAATAATGTTTGCTATAGTGTTGTAAGTGCCACTAATGATATAACAACTGTATATTGGACACCAGGCACTATTTATGAAACATGCTCAGAAGCTGGTTGTGTAATTCCACTTCCATGTGTGCGTTATAATTGTCAACTGTCTGCTCGACTTAGTACTGTTATATTTTATTTGGATTGTGACGGTGTTGAAGCATCACTTGTAGTACCTGGTGCAAAAGTTATTGTAGTACCACCTATTTGTGGAATTGCTGGACAAACTTCAAGTACATTTTATGCAGTAAGTGATGGACCTGTAAACTTTACATTTACTGAAACAGACTTCCTGTGTTAGGATAAGTCAATAAAAATTATTATATTATAAATATAGAAGTAAAGTATGAAGCCTTTAAATTTAGATAACTCACCATGTAGTCCAGTATCATCAAACTGTGTGATATGGGCTGGTCCTAACATTCCTTGTATTAATCTTTGTAAAGGTGATACAATCTCTGATGTTACGTTTAAGCTTGCAACAGAACTTTGTACAATTTTAGATTATCTGAATGTACAGAATTATGACCTTACATGTTTTAATTTAGCAGCATGTGGACCAAACAACTATCAAGAGTTATTGCAATTCTTGATTGATAGAATTTGTGCTGTTGAAAATGTACCAGCTTCAGTTGCTACAACAACTTCTGCAAGTGTAAGTACAAGATCTCCAGAAGTATCAAGTTATCTAATGACAGCATCACCATGTTTTGGTGGAGGCACTGTTACATTAGTAGACTATGTACAACAAGCAGCTACACAGATTTGTAACATCTTTGTAGAAATAAATATTATTAACTCTGGTATATCTTCATTGAATACAAGAGTAGCTACATTAGAAGTAACTCCAGTACCTTCATTTATTATTCCTTCATTTATTCTTCAGTGTGAGATTGGAACTATCATTCCTACATTAGCTGCAGGATCAACACAGGATATTGATGTTGTACTTAGTAGATTCATTAATGAAGAATGGTGTCCATACAAAGCAACGTTTGGGTCTGTTACTGATCTTGCATCTTCTATACTAGCACAATGTATTTTAGGAACAGATGATGCATTAGCAGTACAGTATACATCTCCAGGAACTCAAATGCAAGTAGCATATCCTGCTTATGTAGCAAGTCCAACAACATTAGCTAATGCAGTTAATAATTTATGGATTGCTTTATGTGACCTTAGAAATGCTGGTAAAGCTTTAGTAACAGTTACAGCGGGTAACAATGTAACAGTCACACCTGCAGTTTCTTTAGTAGGTAGTGATGAAGTTACAGATTACACAATTGATGCTTTGTCAAGTGTGGTAACTGCAGGAGACAATATTACTGTAACACCGACTGGACCTGTTGCCGGAGTTACTACATATACAATTGCAGGTAAAGAAGCAATTGTAGTAGGAGCAGATGATATAGTAGTTACACCAGTAACTGTAGGTAATGATACAACGTATACAGTCTCAAGACCAAAAGAAGTATCATATAATGAAGCTATTGGTTCAATAAATGTTGATGATGATCCTGTTCCAAATACAGCAGTCTTCCACTTTCCTTTAGGTTACAATAGTTTAACTTATACAAATACAACAGGAGTAACTAAAGACTATATTGTTAATGTGAGTTTTGATACTGAAATCCCAACTATAATGGCAACTCCAGTAAGTATTTCTAATTTGATTGCTGGTGGAATTATAACAACTGCATTAGGTATTGATACAATAGAATGGGAAAGTTCTGCAGCAAGCACACAACATGGTGTATCTTTATTTGACGGACCTACTATTACTGATATAGTTGATATTACTACAACTGAAAAAGTACAAACAGTACCTGGAGTATTAGATGTTGAGGCTAGATTTAAAATATTTAGTGCAGCAAAAAATGTCTCATGCTTCAAACGTTTGACATTAAATAACAATGAATCAGTAAGTCTAAAGTTTAAAACTTTAATAGCAGGTTATGAAGCTTATGTTGTTCAAGCTCAGATTTACGTACAAGAAATTTAATAAAAGATTATGGCAACAAATTGTACAAGTTGCGGATGCAACAAATTAACATGTGGATGTAACGGTAGTTATCTAACTACTCCTCCTGCATGTCCAACACCGGTTGATTGTCCCACTAAACAATCATGCTCTGAAGTATTTGATGCAGCGTGTGTGGTTTATACAGGACCTAATTTACAGTGTGGATTAGATGATGTTGTATTAACTAACACTCCACTTAATCTTGCTTTAGAAGATATAATTGGTTACTTCTGTGAAAATACAGGATCTACTACTATAATAAATGAGGGTACAGGTATTGATGTAACATCAACAACAGTTGGTGATACTACTACATACACAATATCTTTGACACCTGTAGCAGCTAAAGTATTTTTTAATCAACAAGTTGAAAGTGATATTGATATCGTAGTAGGAGCTCCAAGTCCTGGTCCTAATAATTACTTTTTTCCAACTGGATATAATACACTGACTTATACAAACACAGCATCAACTAGTAAGACATTTAAAGTATTTGTATCGTATAATACAAATGTGCCAGTAGCTTTGACTAATACAGCTGATTTTTCAAATTGGGTTGATGGTGCTATTATTAAAACAGTAAGTTCTATTGATACAATTTTATGGGAAACTTTAGGTGCTCAGGATATAGCAGGTTCTTTATTTGATGGACCTACTACTGGAGAGCAAGTTACTTTTCTTACAACAGAAACAGTAGTTACTACACCAAGTGTGAACCCAGTTGAGTTTAGATTTTATAATACGCGTATTCCTACAAATGTTTCTTTTTACCAAGTAGTTACATTGGCACCAAATGAGACTGTTTCACTTAAGTTTAAAAGTAAAGCAGGTTCTGTTGGTAGATTACTAAAAGCCCAAATTATGGTAGAAGAGGTTTAAGACATGTCGCAGTTTGTTGGTTTCTGTGGCTAACAACAGGAAGACCCCGGGTAAGAGTACCTGGGGTTTTCTATTTTTAGTATATTTGCTAGAGTGGATAATTTTTTGTATATTAAATAGTATAAGATGAGTAAAGAGTTTAGAAAGCCTGACTTAAATGCACCAAGATTCAGACAGAAAGCACACAGTATCGGAAGCAGGAAATTTTATAACAGTTTCAGAAGAAAATTTCCAAAGCATAAAGATCTAACTAATGTCCAAATTAGTGCAATCATTAAGAGTTTTAATGAGGCTTTTTGGGAAACTGTCATAGAGAACAGAGATGGTGTACAGTTCCCTGAAGGGTTAGGTGCTATATTTGTTGGGACATGTCAAAGAGCAAAGAGTGCTAATGTTGATTATGCTAAGTCTAACAAGTATGGAGTTACAGTTAGCAATACTAATTGGGAAACTGATGGTAAGTTGGCTAAGATATTTTATACAAGTTTTGCAAGTAAGTATAAGTATGCCTTCAGAGAATGTTGGAGCTTTAGTGCCTGCAGAAACTTTAAGAGAGCAGTTGCAAAATCATATCCAGAAAACTGGAATATGTATATTCAAGTAGACTCAAATAGGAAACTATGGAAGGTATACACTGCAATTACTATCAGAGATGTGAAAAAGAAAAAGCTAGATACCAAGCTAGAAAACTATAATGAGTTTGATCTATGACAACAATTGGAGAAACAATAACTAGAGTAAGAACAGTACTTAAAGCTGTTAAGGAAGATGCTTTCTTAACTGATAGAAATATTTACTATTCTATTATTAAGTATGGTGAGACTCTTTTAAGAAGAGAAGATAACCAGTATAAGCTTATGAAGATGAGTTCTATCTGGACTGATCTACCATATGTAGAATTAATAGATGTAGATAAAGTTCAAGCAGGTTGTGCAGGTATCTATTCAGGATGTACTATTAAGAGAACAAAAGATAGACTACCTAAAATATTAGATGGTTCCTTTGGACCACTTATCCGTTCTGTATCTTCTATAGATGGATCTATGGAACTATACCGTACTGAACCAGGTACTTATGTATCTATTACAAAAACAGTTAACTTTAAATATAACAAGCAAAAATACTTTTGGTATTTAGACGGGTATTTATATTTACCTAATAACCAATGGGATGCCATTAAAGTGGAAGCATTGTATGATGCTGATATATCTACCTATCACTGTGAGACAGATGATAATTGTAGAATTAGACAGGATCAAAGATTACCTTTTCCAGAATATTTATATTCAGAAATTGAGCAGTTTGTAGTAAAAGAGTTAACTCTTGCAATGCAAGTTCCTACTAACGGTGCTGATGACAGCCAAAACATACTTAGATAATGGATTTTAATTATACACTCAAGTACCGCACATTTGATGAACTCTTAGAAGATGTGATGGTTGACTTCCAAACATTTGCTTTGGAAAACATGTTGGAGCCTCAAACTTTAATTAAGATTGCTACTAAGCTTAACTATGATTTAGGTTTAAGAATCAATCAGACTAAAGAGGTCATACTAGAAGTAGAACACGGGAGAGTAAAACTTCCTGATGACTTCTATACATTTAACTACGCAATGATATGTGGTGAATACCAATTACAAGCGGGTTATAATTTGGGTGGAACAAATATCCAAGAGGTACCTTATAGAGAAGTACCATCTACAGTAGACCAATGTGCTGCACCAACTGTTAACTGTTCTGTATGTAATTCACATCCGTGTAATCATACTGCAGCATGTGCTACTAATACATTACCTGGAAACTATATTCCAGATGCTTATGATCCTAATAATCCTTATGGTGATACATGTATACGCCCGCGTGTATTCATGAACTGTAAAGGTGAAAAGTATGAGTTGATTCAGATTATGCCTACAGGTCAAACAAGATCATATAGAGTACTACTTCCATTACGTATGAAGACAAGTCAGAACATTGATTGTGAGTGTCCTAACTTGTATTGGAATACACCTAATGAAGGTTGGCTTAAGAACGGATTCTTATTTACTACTTTCCAAACAGGCAAAGTATACTTGAACTATCAAGGTCAGCTTGAAGGAGATGACGGAGAATTACTTGTACCAAATCATCCATTACTTAATGACTACTATGAGTATGCTATCAAAGAAAGACTTCTTGAGAACTTACTTATGAATGGTGAGGACGTATCTCAAAAATTGCAGTTTATTATGCAGAGAAGTAAAGTAGCTAGAAATCAAGCATTAGGCTTGGTTAATACTCCAAACTTTGAAGAGATGAAAAAATTATGGTGGGCTAACCGTGTTGCACAATATGGTAAGTACTACAACATGTTTAAGAGTTATCCAATTGATCCACGCTATTATCAATATAATGCAGGATCCAGAGTAATATAATATGGCACAAAACTTAAGTCAAAATAAAACTAATTCTTTTCTTAAAGGATTAAATACAGATGCTGACGGATCCTTTGTACAAGATGGGATGTGGACGCATGCGCGTAATGCTGTGAACAATACAGTTGAGGGGGACTTAGGAACTTTATCAAATGAAGATTCAAATTACTTATGTGCAACAGCCGGAGCAACATTACCTGATACTAAACACATAGTAGGTACTATACATTTGTATAGTGACAAGTGGTTAATATTTACTGCAGCTCATGGACAGAATGATTTTGGACCAAGTACAGGTTCAGAGATTGGATTGTTTGAAGAAAGCTTATGTAGATACAGACCTATTGTACAAGATGCATGTTTAGGTTTAAGTAAATGGCATTTGATTACTGGTGCGGCTAGGGAAAAAGAAGATTGTTCATGGCAAGTATATTGGGCTGATGGTAATAGTCCTGATAGATTTTTAAATATTGGAGATCCCCAAACATGGCCTGCTAACTCATATCAATGGATTGGTGATAATACATATGCGGATCCAGCAGGTAATACGTTACAATGGCCAGGAGTTAGATGGAAAAAAATATGTACTGACTCAAGTAATGTGTCAGAAACTTCACCTGGAGTTTGGCCAGCAGGACATCCTGTAGATGGTTGTATTACATGTGAAGATACTACAGAGTTAGACTGTGATAAAATTAGACTAGCAAGATTAATGGAGACACCCTGTCTTAAAGTATCTGCCGGTAAAGCTGGAGGAACACTACGTAATGGTTCTTACTTTGCTACCATTGCTTATAGTATTAAAGGTCAGAAGGTTACAGATTGGTTCTCACCTAGTAATGTTCAACCTATATGGTTTGATGTAGATCCCCAAGGTGCACTTGAAATTGATATCACTGCTGACTCAGTAAACTTTGATGAGTTTATTTTAGTTGTAGTAGCTAATATTAATCAGGGTGCTGTTGCAAAACAGATAGGTGTTTACTCTACTAAAACACAAAAGGTTTACATTGATCAGATCAAAGAAGATTTAGTTGCTATTCCTGTAGAACAATTACCTATACAAACACCTGTATATGAGAAATCAGATCAGATGGTAGAGGTGAGTAATTATCTATTGAGAGTAGGACCAACATCTAAGTTTGATTTTAACTATCAGCCTTTGGCTAACTTGATTAATGTTGAGTGGGTTTCAGTAGAATATCCTGCTGAGTATTATTTAAAAGGTGGTTACAAACCAAGTTACTTACGTGATGAAGTATATTCATTCTTTATCCGTTGGGTATATGATACAGGAGATAAGTCATCATCATATCATATTCCAGGTAGACCACCTAAAACTAATTACCCACTTCCATGTAATCCAGGAACATTAGTTAATGAGACTGCCCCACTTAATGATATCAATACTTTATTTGGGCCAAATGAAAGAGTGTTTGAAGTTTATAATACAGCTACATTATCAAGTTCTACACAAGTAGTATTACCTGATGGTGGTATTGAGGTAGGACGTGGTCAGATGGGATATTGGGAGTCAACAGAAGTTTATCCAGATAATAGACCAGACATATGGAATCCTAGTGAGTATTGTTGGACAGGAGTAACAGATCCTAACTCACCTAGAAATCTATGTGGTAAACCTATTAGACATCATAAGTTTCCAGATCATGGATTAAATAATCCAGGCCTTACTAATGTTGTACAACATTACAGAAAAGATACGTCAACTACTCAAATGTATATTAGAATACTTGGTGTTGATTTTAAAGATATTGTTTATCCAAAAGACCAAGATGGTAATGACATCCCTGGTATAGTAGGTTATGAAATATTAAGAGGTTCAAGAGAAGGTAACAAAAGTATTATTGCTAAGGGTATGATTAATAACCTTAGACCATATAAGATTAAAGGTAATGCGGGTGGACCAGCAATAAAAGGATTATATCCTAATCATCCATTTAATACTATTGTTCCTCCGGGAGTAACAGGTATTGCTGATCCATATATTGTATATGATAGAAATTATACCGCAGGAGGTAATCCTAATCCGATTCCTGTGATCAATCCTACTTTATCACAAATGCCATTAAACATTACTACATTTCATTCACCGGATACTAACTTTAGAACTCCGTTCTTATCTACAGTTGAGATGAAGTTATATGGAAGTCTGGCAGGAACTAGTACACAGTATTTTATTGAACCGGATAAACAGCCTCAACAAAAGTTGATTGCTAACTTGTCCATTTGGATGATGATGGTAGGTGGAGTTATTGAAGCTATCATTGCTTCATTAGGTAAACGTACTATTAATCAACCAGGTGCAGGATATACTAGAAAGTTCTTAGCTGACTATGAGCAAGAAACTATAGATGGTGGTAGTGGTACATTAACTGGTGGCGGTGGTACTTTTCCTGTTACATTACCTCTTACAGGTAACTGGTCTGACCTAAGTGGTAATGGTGGTACAACTGATGAATATGAAATAACAGATCAAGGTGGTACAACAGATCTTGATGAGTTCAATAATGATTTGTCAGATTATAATACTGACTTTAATAACTACTTATCAGGTGGTGCTTTTCAAGAAGCATTAGGTGTGGGTGGTACTAGTCTTTCAGATATTTATGATCAATTTAATGAAGATGGTGGTTTAAGAAAAGGGGGTTCTTATACAGCTCCTTACTATAACACTGAGTTAAGTGGATATCAATATATTGAAGGTAGTTCATTTGCTACGGCATTAGGAATTCCTTTAAATGTTGTTAAGTTAGCACATTATTTTTCTGAAGGTGCTGAGATAACTCTTAAGTTGATTTATGCATTATTACCATACAGGCAATATGCTCTGCAAATGGTTGGTCATGGTTTATATGATGTATTTAGACCGGGTCAGTGTAATACTACTAGAAGATTTAGAATTGATGATTCATTCTATCTTAATGACAATATACAAAATGTTAAACCTTATATTCAAGGTGGGACAACTCAGCAGTTTAGAATTAATAACTTAAAGAGACAAAAGACAGTTGTCATTAGAACTGTAAATGGTCAAGGAGCTCATACAGGTCCTGCATTACTAAATGGAGATAATTCATTGGTAACTCTAGGAACTGAGATGTTACAATCTAATAGACCTCAAACATTAGGTTGGAGTGGTGAAGCTAAAACAGTTCAGTTTAATAGAAATATAGAAAGTCACTATGCAGGGATTAAAGTAAGAATAGAAAATCAGTATGGTCAGTTAGATGGTATTAAACAAATTCCTATTGGAGAATGTGAGTTTAAATTTGATCCTGATACTATTCCAACTGCCGGTCCTGTTTGTGGTAATCCTGGAGTACTACAGAAATTAGTTCCTTCTACGGGGATACTATTTAACGGTGATACATATGTGAATAGATACACAGAAAAGAATTCTATGTTCTTCTTCTATGATTGGCAATATGGTCAACCAGACGGTACTGAGTTTAATTACTTTACTAGACAACTTATACCTGAGCCTAGGTTTAAAATGAACTCTGAAAGATATGAGGCTAGTAATCTTTGGAATCCACAATTCATATTAAACATCAACCCTAGTGTATTATCAGGTGTTGGTAGTTTACCTAATGCTTACTATAAGTTAGATAACGTAAACTATAAGTATACAGGTCCGAATGCAGATGCAGTACCAAATACAAACCCATTATTAAATATTATTCCATATCCAATTGCAGATGGTTATCCAGGTTTATTTGGTGTTAAAGACTCATACTTTTATTTATCTACATCTTCAGTAAGAGACTTCTTTGTAGAAAGTGATGTTATTGTTGACTTTAGAGAACCGGGTACAGAGCCTTATCAAAGATTCTATAGCCCATATTACTTTACTGATCTTAACTCTTTATTTAATATCAACCCTGATAATATTACTAGAGGTAACTACTACTCTTATGATTACTCATTAAGTATATCTAAGTTATTTACTCAGTATTTTTCTCAAGGAAATCTACAGTCAAGATATTATAATCCTAATGTATCTAAGTTGTGTTACACATACAACCCAGATAGAATTATATACTCTTTGCCACAGCAATTTGAATCAGCAAAAGATTCATGGTTTATCTTCCTTGCTAATAACTATAAGGAGTTCAAAGACCAAGTTAATGGAGTTAAGAACTTTGCTAAGACAGGTGTCTTCATTACGTTTAAAAATACTAGTCCTTTAGTATTCCAAGGTGTAGATCAATTAGAAACTGATTCAGGTACTAAGATTACTATTGGTGATGGAGGTTTGTTTGCTCAAACACCACAGAGTATTGTTATTGCAGATAAATCATATGAGTATGGTTCATCTCAAGACTCACGTTCTGTAGCTTCAACTCCTGCAGGGATGTTCTATGTATCTCAGAACCAAGGTAAGATTATATCTTATGGTAGTGGTTTATCAGAAATATCTCAAGAAGGTATGAAATGGTGGTTTAATGAATTCCTTCCATACAAGTTACTTGTTGATTTTCCTGATTACCCTCATACAGATAATGCAGTAGCCGGTATTGGATGTCAAACAATATATGATAATCAAAGTACTATACTTTATTTTACTAAGAAAGACTACAAGCTACGTCCAGAGTTTAAAGACATGATTACTTATAATGAGTCTACTAATGAGTTCTTATATAATAATGTTACAGACATTAGACTAGGTGATCCTACATTCTTTATGGATGCTTCTTGGACAATTAGTTATGACCCTAAAAGTAAGTTCTGGATTTCTCATCATGACTGGCATCCAAATATGGTAATGCCAACTAAGAATGCATTCTTAACTACTAAAGGAAATGGTATATGGAAACATAATTCTGTGTGTGATTCTTTCTGTAACTACTATGGAATTGATTACCCATTTGAAGTTGAGTTTCCAATGCCACAAGGTCAGACAGTAACTACAATGCGTAGTGCTGAATATATACTAGAGTGTTACAAAAGAGGACCTAATAACTGTGTTGATCAATTCCAAGTATTAGACTTTAACTTTGATCAAGCTGTCATATTTAATTCTGAACAAGTATCAGGGTATTTGAACTTAAACATATTCCCTAAGAATAATGTAACACTTAGTCAGCAGTATCCAATAATTAATTTAAACTCTATAGATGTTTTATTCACTAAAGAAGAGAATAAATATAGATTCAATCAGTTCTGGGATATAACTGCAGATAGAGGTGAGTTCCCTGTAGGATCAACTTACCCGGTAGTTGGTGCTGTAACTCCTGGTACAACAGTTTTACCTGGCCCATATAATGAAAGATTTATTTGGGATACAGAACCTAATGGATATATTAAAGTACTGAACAGCCTTAACTTAGATTATACTAAGAATGAGCTACAAAGAAAAAGATTCAGACATTATCTTAACTTTGTTAACTTAACAAGAAAAGTATCAGGTAATGTAAATATGATTCTTAAGATGTACAATAACAAATCTACTTATTCTCCAAGATAATGTATAATAAGAAAGTATTAAATAGAGCTACTGCTGGATTGGATAAAGCAAAAGCACCCGCAAAGAAAAAAGATATTATTGTAGATCCTATGGGTCAGTGGAAACATCCTGGAGAGAATACAAGAATACCAAGTAGTAATATTACAATGCAGGGTGTAAATTATCCTGTACTTGGTGTTGGCTCTAACGGGCAAGAACAGATGATGTATCCGGGTATGGAGTATACATTTCCCGGTGCAGACTATGTAGATGAGTTTCCTCAAGGTACAGATGAAGATTACTTTGAAGCAGATCTTACAGATGCTGAGATTGAAGAGTATAGAAAGGGTGGATACATTGTAGAAGATATCTCAGTACCTGAACTTACTAAAGCTCAGAAAGGTGTAGCAACACAAGCAGATAGCTTATCTGTTTATAATAATGCACTAAGACAAAAAGCTTATTATGATAAATTAAAACCTTATTATAGAAGTGTAGATATTAGTCCATGGGATAATATGAACACTTTTAATGTTTTAAAAGACATGCAAAGACAACATTTAAACTATGATGCTTTAGATGATAAGTTGAATAGATACATGGATGTTAAAAAAAAGACTATTAAAGCAAACAAGGATCCAAATAAATTATATCTGTTAGATATGGTTCCTGAATTACTAGACCCGTATGCACCTCTTTTAGAATATAACAAAAACATAAAACCGCAAGGTGTTATTAATTATAAACCAAAAGGAACTTCTGTAGCAAAAGATAAACTACCTGGTTGGGTCACAACATTACCTTATTACGATCCTCTTGCTGTAAAACCCGGTAATATGTTAACTCCTGCTGAAGTAAAGGCAAGAGTTAAAAAGTATGGTACTAGTGGTATACCTGCATCAAAACTTAAAGGATTAACTTCTACAAATAAAAAGCCAAGTCAAACAATTACTAAAAATAAAACACAAGTTGAACCACAATCTGAAGAAGTTACAAAGTTACCATTGTTACCTCTAAAAACATTTGATGTACCAAGTAATGAAATAGTTCCACAAACATTCCCGACTCAAGTTAGACCAGAACAAGCTAACATGGCTTTCAGATATAGAGATCAATGGCAACATGCTTATGATCCTAGTTCAGGAAGTTTTAAAAATATGGGTAGTAAACAAGCTACATTACCATATGGTGAAAAGTTAAATGAGCATACATGGGAATATAATAAATCTAATGAGCTACCAGAAAGTGGACACCATGTTTGGCAAGTTGGTAACAAAAAATACTATAATCAACAAGAAGCAAAAGCCGCTGCTCAAGAATGGGATAAAGAACATAGTTATACTTTTGAACAAGGTGGTTATTTACCAGAAGCACAATTTGGAAAAAACGTTACATTTAGGATGTCACCCTATAGTCTTAATGCTAATGCTGCTCCATTAGCAAGTAAAGTATTTGGTGAATATAATCCTGAATTATTAATAGGAGCAACTAAAAGATTACCTGGTAAAGATCAAGGTAAATATAATCATAATGTATCTTTAGATGTTGGATTACCTTATAGTGGTAAATTTGTTCCTAGTGTAAAAGCTAATTATCATGGAAGATATACCGGAGGTAGACCAGTAGAATCTGGTTTTTTACCAACGGTTCATAGTGATATTCATGCAGGTTATGATCCACAACAAGGACTTAATTTTGGAATCATGGCAAACCCTAGAGCTGAGTTTGCTAATAACCAAGATTGGAAATATAATCAACAAAACTGGCCACACGGTGCATGGAAAGGATATGTAGGTCCTACAGCAGGTGTAGGTGTGAGAAGTTTAGGCTTTGATCCTAGTATTCAATATGGTGATGTTTCAACAGCAGGAACAGATAAAAGTGGTAGTCATGCTACAGGTTTCTATGGCGGTAATGCAGGATTTGAAATCAAACCTTTTAGACATTCACCAGTAAGAATGGGTTTTGATGCAAGTTTGGCAATGAATCCTGCAAAAAAATTAGCTGAAGCACCTTATAGTGATACTCCTGTTGGTTGGACTCCAATGGTTAAAGCTAATTTAGTTTATCCTTTTATTCCGAACATATTAAAAAAACAAGAGAAAGCAGAGGAACAAAGAAAAAAAGATAAAGAAACATTTGATGAAGATCCTACTGATGTTCAACCAGTACATGATGATAGACCAAAAAGAGAAATAGAAATAATTACTCCACCAGATAATGGCGGTGGAAAACGTATTAGACCAGACAGAAAAAAAAGAGAATATGAGCCAGTTAGCTTAGATGGTGTAAGACCAATTGGTTTCTTACCAGGCTATGATCCAGATAGCGGTAGAGAAGTTGGTGAAGAATATACACGTAGAGCTTATGGATTTAATGAAGGTCCTACAATGTATGCTAAAGGTGGTAAGCTAGGACCTATACATCTTAATGAAGGAAGAAAAACTTTACGTGATTATGTATATGGTGCTGACATAGGAATGATGCAAGAACAAGATGGTGGATCTATAGATACTGAATTAACAGATGAAGAAATCCAAGCATACAGAGATGCAGGTTATTATATAGAAGAATTAGATTAAACTTTATAAGTTTATCAAGTCAGACAAAATTTATTATATTTAATATATAAGTTACAGTATGAAGAAACGTGTAAGAATATATGGAGCAGGTGGGAGTAATCCATTCTCAATGAAAACTGCTGCTCCATGGAGAGCACAAGAAGGTGGTACACAACAGCAACCTCAATATAGTGATGAGCAACTAATTAGTTCTGTCATGACTATTATAGGTGAGCAAGGTGGTACTCCTGAAGATGCATTAAATCAATTAGTTTCAGCTGGAGTAGATCAAGCAAAAGCAAGTCAATTAGTTGAGTCAGCAGTTAATTATATTAATAGTCAAGCTGAAGAACGCAATGCAGAAATGTCTGGTCAAGATTATGAAGCTAATAAACTTGCTGAGGAAGATGCAGCTCTAACTGCTCAAGCAGAAGCTGATCAAGAGTATGAAGCAAGAAAGCAACGTTATCAACAGATGATGACTGACAATGAAGATACTACAGACTATGGAGATGATACAGATGTAGCTTCAAATATTATTGCAAAGTTTGGAGGAGCTTTACCTAACAAAAGAACATTTGTAAAAAATGTAATGAACCTTACTAAGAAACAGATGGGTGGGGACGGTACATCAAACAAAGCAGATGATACAGATACAGGTGTAAGAAAGAATGGACTGAGTGATTTTATCACAGGTTTACAAGGTCATGCAAATCAAGCTTTAATGAAGCAAGATGCTGAAGCTATGTATGATATGTATTCACAAGATATGACTAATAATCTTGATTATGGTTATGATACTGATCAAGATTATATGCAGTTAGGTGGTATGCGTCCAGGACAAATGCGTAGAATGAACAGAAGAGCAAACCGCATGATGGGTCAAATGCCTGCAGGTATGTTCAATAACAGATCTCAAATGTTCCCTACACAAATGAATATTATGGGAATGGGTATGCCAATGACGGGACTTCAACAATTTATTATGCCTGATCAAGGTTCATATGCTGGTGGTCCACAACTTGCTAATATTGATGTCAGAAGAACTGGTTTATTTGGTAGACCAAAAGAATACAGTATTACTTTTGCACAAGAAGCTTATAACAATCCTAAGTTACGTGAGGATGTAGTTAAACAAGAAGCAAACAATCAACAAGAAAAAGCTAAAGAAATTTGGACTGAGGTTGAGGTAGATGCTAAGAATACAGCAACAGAAAAAAATGCAGAAGTAAAGACTGAAGCTGAAAAAACTAAAGTAACAACAGCAGAAGATACTAAAGCTATTCAGGATCAAGGAAGTAGTACCACTAATAATGGAGCTACAGAAGCTAATACTGAAATTACTAAAGCTGAAGAAAAACCTAAAGTTGAGGTAGCTCCTAAAGCTAAACCTATAACTGAATCTAGTAATAATGCAATTAATTATACTACTAAGGATGTAGTATTTAATCCAGGTAATCCTAAAGCTGGCTATGTAAAAGTAAATGATAAATGGTATGTAAACTCAAACTATGAAACAGATACAGCAATTAAAGATGAAACTTGGACTGAAGTTACAGACCCAACTAGAATTAAAAACATTGAGAAGTTTAAACCAAATCAATTTTTTAGTACAGCAGGTCAATATCAGTACTTAGATAATACTCCATATCTCTATAGTGTAGATGAACGTGGAAGTTGGAGCTATACTGTACCCAATGATGACGGTACACTTCGTGAAGGTGCTAAATCATTTCCTGTAAAAGATAAAAAAACATTAGCAAAGTTAAATACTAGTGCTGTAAGTGGTAAAGGAACAAAGGGAGCAATACTAGGAACACTTAAAAAGAAACCAGGTTATTATTATAGACAACTGAATGATGGTTCATATGCTAAATTTAAAGGTGACACCGCTCAACATTATATAAATAAAGAGCCAGTTGCTCTTATTAAAAAAGATAAAAGCAATGCTCAATGGAAATATCTTGATGATAATTTTCAATCATCAGGACGTTATGTTACAGGTGAGATGAAACAGTTTGGTGGTATGACTATGGAAGATTCCGGTCTATACAAATTTGTATATGGTGGAGATGATGCTGTACCTACACCATTTGAGGAAAATACTGCTGATCCATATTTTCAAACAGGAGGAAGTAAACAAGCTGAATACAAAGATTGGCTTGACAGAATGTATGGTGATGATGTTACAGAAGGATACTCTAGACAAAACCCTGTGTCTTATGATCAGTGGATGGCTGACTATTATCCTGATGAAACTACTGTAGATGAAACTACAGTAGATAAGAATAAAGAAGTTTATGATAAAGCTAAAGCTGCTGGTGTTAATGTAGGTGAGTATAGAGAAGGTATTGATTATTCTAAAGTTATTCCTAGTTCTAAGTCTAATACTACTTACAATCCACAAACGGGTGCTATGTATCCTCCAGTGTTTGGAGGAAGAAGACAGTTTGGTCCTGCAGGTAGAACAATAGAGTATGCTGGTTCATGGGCACAACAACAAGGAATGACTTATGATCCAAGAACAGGGAAACCTGTTAATGCTGCTATGATGGGTAACCAACCATTGAGTAAGATTGATGTAACTAAAACTAGCTTATTTGGTAAAAGACCAAAAGAGTATACTATGTATTTTGGTAACTATGGTCAATTTGACACTAAGGATGGTAAGGCAGCAGATAGTAATGTTGACAATGAGGATCAAATGGCTCAAGGATCAAGAAGACAAAAGCTTGCTGACTTATTATTGAGAACTCCTGGATTAAGACAAGTAGGTGCAAGAATGTATCCTTCTAGTAATTTTGCTCCTACTGAAAAAACTACTATTAATAATAATAGTACTGCAGCAGATCAAAGAGCTAATGATGTTCCAACAAAAGGTATCAGAGCATTTGTTAATGATCAACTGAATCTGAATCTAAATAGGGAACCACGTGTTGCTCCTAAATCAGAATTTGGTGAGTATGCTCCATATAATCCAGATATGATTGATATGCAGAAGCGTAATTCATTTCCAGATTATTATGAATTTGGTGAAGGTAAACCAAATACTACCATGGCATATGGCGGATATCTTCCACAAGCTCAGAGTGGAATGATTGGTGTAAGTGACATTGAACCAATGGCAGAACTTAAGCCAAAATCATCTAAAGATGTTTGGGAATCAGTTGAGCCGGAAATTAGAGAATCATGGGGATTAGAAGATAAAGAACCTGAAATTGAAAGACAAGGTTATGCAGCTAAGTTCAAAAACAAAAACATGTATAATGTTGATTTTGAAAGAGGTGTAAATCAGTTTAATACACTTGCTAACTTTGGTATTCAAAAACTAGGTGAAAGAGGTGATAAAGGAATACAGCAAAATTTCTATGATAACCTTACTGGAGATAACTTATATGGATCAACAAACTTGCAAGACCGTGGTACCTATGATACCAATTCCGGTTTATTTAGACCTGATCAAATGGGATTCAAAGGTATTATTAGAAATGGTGGTTTTCTTCAAGAAGGTGGTTACACTATGCCAGAATATGATCAAGATGAAGAAGCTTACATGACGCAGGATGAGATAGATCAATTCCTTGCAGATGGTGGTGAATTAGAATATTTATAACTTTGAACTATGTATTACAAAGTAAAGATAAAGAAGCTTCCTAAAGCTCAACAAGGTAGAACAGTTAAGACTGGTCAACAATTAAATGGTGCATTAGCTATCCAACCAACAGCAATGGGTGGTGCTGATATTGATCAGTACATGGGTAAGAAACCTATAGAACTTCAAAAGTCACTTAAACGTGTACCAAGAGAAGAAGCTAACTTAGAAGCTGAAGGTGGAGAAACTGCATACGGAGACATCAATGGTGATGGCTTTGCAGAACACTATAATATTGAAGGTCCAAGACACTCATCTGGTGGAGTTCCATTGAACTTGCCGGATGATACATTTATATTCAGTGATACAAGATCTATGTTGATTAAAGATCCTGCTATGTTGTCTAGATTTGGTAAGGGTTCTGCTGACGGGAAAAAGTCTAAAGGTTATACTCCTGCTCAATTAGCTAAGCAGTATGATATTAATAAGTATAGAAAAATACTTCAAGATCCTGATACAGATGTAATTGCTAAGAAGACTGCAGAGTTGATGATCCGTAACTACAATATGAAGTTAGGAGCTCTTGCTCTTGCACAAGAAGCTAAGAAAGGTTTCCCACAAGGTATACCTATGGTAGCACAACCATATATGGAAGCTAATGGAATTTCAGAAGAAGACATTATGCCTACGTATCAACCAAAAACTCAACAACCTACACCAGGTGTTGCAGGCGGTCCAGGTGAAATTCCTGATAATGGCACTGCACCAGAGAATCCTACTGAAGAAGAAAACATCTATGATAACTCTGGTATGCAACAAATGCCTGATGAAGATGCAATGATGATGGAACAAGCTATGGGTCAACAACCTATGGCTCAGTATGGTTATGAAATGCCTTCTTATATGGCTTATGGTGGTTATATGCCTGAAGCTCAAGAAGGTATAAATGTTGATGCATTTAATAAATATATTGCAGATAACATGAATAAACCTGAAATAGAAAAGCCAGCCCTTACTGATGAACAGAGAATAAGGTTAGATGCAATGGAAGCCATGCAAAATGCAGATTGGTATAATGCACCAACTGGTATGTCTAAAGATGCATTCTTGAAAGATGGAAAGTTTCAAAAAATGAATACATGGTATCCTGGATTGGCTACTAAGCAACCTGGTGTTAAATACCAGGTTGGTGGTGGTACAGGTACTGCAGCATTAACACCTGAAGAACAAAAGATAGTTGATACAAAATGGAACGGAAAGACTGATGCTTATTTAGCTTATAGATCTGCTGAACAAGCAATTAAGAATGATCCTGATTTCCGTAAAAAAGTATATGAGCAATATAAGAAAGTAATTGATCAAGAAGCTAACTATACTGGTGGTAAAAAAAGTAACTGGCATCAAGCATTAAAAGACCGTAAAGAAGATGAGGTTATAGATGCATTGCTACAACAAGAAGAAAGAAATGCAAGATTAGAAGCTTTTGGGCTTAATGCATTAGAAACAGATCAACCAACTGCTAAAGGTCAAAGAGTCAATAAACAAGCTTCTGATTTAATTGCAAATAATCCAGGTTTATCCGATTTATCTTTTGATAAAGGTTACTTGTCTCAAGCAGCTTACTTAGCATATGATGATGTTATTAAAGGTGGTGAAGAAAAACAAAGAGGTGTTAAACAAACTGGTAAAAGTGATGAACTAAAAGGTAGAGAATCTATTTCAGGGATTGACAATGCTAGTACTAATACTACATTGGGTCAACGTTTAAATTATACACCTGCAGCAAAACAAGAAAAAACAATTAAGAAAGTTTTAACTTGTCAGTGTACAGATGCTAATGGTAAAACATATGATCCAGGTAAAAATGAAAAGGGTGAGTGTAATGAATGTGAAGGAACTGATAGACCAGATCTAGTTGATCTAGAAGAAGAAGAAACAGCTCCTGTAGTTACAGTACCTGAGTGGACAACTCCTGATTTAAATAATTACTATGGAGCACTTAAAGATAAAGCTTCTTTACGTAAGTATTATCCATGGGCAGCTCCAGTTGATAATGAAGAGAATGTAGGAATATACTTAGATCCTACAAGAGAACTAGCAGCAAACTCTGAGCAAGCAAATATTCTTACTCAAGGTTTAGCACAGTTTGTAGGACCTCAAGCATTATCATCAAGATCATCACAAGTTCAAGGTCAAGGTGCTAAACAAGCAGCAGATGTTCTATCTAGATATAACAATGCTAATGTACAGTTGGCTAATCAAGTTGGTCAAAATAATGTTGGTATTAGAAATCAAGAGAGAGCAATGAATCAAGCTATTACTAAACAATTAGTAGATGGGACAACATTGACAAATGCTACGTATGACAGAGATAGAAGATTAGCTGATTCAATTAAAAGACAAGCATTCCAAACTGGATGGAAAAATGCAGGAGATATAGCATTACTTAATGCTACTGCACCACAGTATGATATCGATCCTAGAACAGGTACAGTTGTGTTTACAGGTGGTAAAAAACAACAACCAGAGATTAATAAAACTTTTGATACTTTACTTAAAGGCTATATAACACAAGGATTTGCTCCTAAAGATGCAATTGCTGCAGCTAAGATAGCAATGGGTCAATCATCTGGATATGCTGGACCTGATGTTGAAACAATCATGGATAATGCTAATGCAAAAGATGGTGGAATGTATGTAATGGGTTCTAATATCTTCCCATTTATGTTCTACTAAACTTTATAGGTTTATTAAACTTATAAAATTTTGATATATTTACATATATAGATTACTAAAAATATGGCTACGTATTTACAAGGGGTTCAGGATTATATACCACAGTTTCAACCGTTTCAACCGGATCTGAACTTGTATAGTAATGTTCTGCAAACTAAGCAAACAGAATATGATTCTGCATGGAAATCACTTAACAATGTTTATGGTCAGTATTTTTATGCTGATCTTACTAGAGATGGTAATATTGCAAGAAAAGAAGAAGTTCTTAAAAACATTGATTTTAATCTTAAAAAGATTACAGGCTTAGATTTGTCTTTAGATCAGAATGTTGCTAAGGCTGCTCAAGTATTTAAACCGTTTTATGAAGATGAACATATCATGAAAGATATGGCATGGACTAAAAACTATAATAATCAAAAAACAAGAGCAGAAGGTCTTAAAAATTCTTTAGATGAAAAAGCTAGAGAACAATATTGGGATGGTGGTGTAAGAGCAATGGATTATATGCGTCAAGAATTTAAAGATGCAGCAGATCCAGAGGCTTTATCATTTCAGAATACTAGTTATACTCCATATATAAATGCAGTTAAGAAGGCACAAGAAGTAGCAAAAGAAGCTGGCTTATCTATGGAAACTCCAGAGTTTAGTAAAGACGGTAGATGGGTTATCAAAAAGAAAAATGGAGAACAACTCATGGAACCATTAAGTAAATTGTTTGAAGCTGAACTAGGTAATGATCCAGCTATTCAAGCAGTCTATAAAACTCAAGCTTACTTAGATAGAAAAGATTATGCTGAGTCTAATGCTGCACAATTTAATGGAGATAAGAATGCAGCAGAGATGAAGTATCTTGAAGAGAACTATAACAATCTTAAAGCTGCTAATGAAAGAAGATACAAAGGTCTTAAGAATGCATCATCAAGTTATGATACTAAGATCAAAGATATTGAACAACAAATTAAAAATAAAACTGCAGATCCTGATGCTGAAGCATACTTAGAAAATCTTAAAGAAGCTAAGGAGATGAATGATAAGATCATTACTAGAATAGATGCTGATAATGAAGCTTTAAAAGAGCAATCTGGAACACCATCTACAACTTCAGGATTTGTTAATCCTTATGGAGATGTAAAATCATTAAGATGGAAAGTAGATAATGCTATGGCATCATCTCTTATGCAAAAAGATCTTAATGAGGCTGCACAAATATTTGCGTATAAAGATGCTAAAGTAGATATTGAAGCTAACATATATGCAGTTAATGAGCAAAAGCATGCATTCTCTATGCAAGAAGTTGCAGCTAGAAATCAAGGATTAAAAGATGCTGCGCGTATTACAGCACAAAGTAAATTAGATGCAGCAGCTGCTGAATATTTGTATGAAGCTGGTACTCATGAACCTGATCTGCGTAAGACAGTAGTTGATGAAAAAGGAAATACTGTAGCAAATCCTAACTACATGCAACCTGTTGAAAAACCTGAGTATAATGAAATTCATACAAGAGAAAATCCTCAAACAACAGATCAGTATAATGTTAAAATGGGTGTAAACCGTGAAGCAAAAAATAGAACTGAAGAGGTTGCTAAACCATTCCTTATGTCTATGGCAGGTAATATTAAGTCTTTAAACAAAGATGGGGTATTTTCTGATGAGGATGTTAAGTTTATATTCAATGACCCAACAATGACAGCTGACAAGTTTAATAACTTAGTTAGCCAGAATGGTTATTGGTATATTAAAAATGGAATGGGTACAAACAAAACTAAGAACATTGCAAGAAGATATGAATGGGCACTTAAAAAATATGCTAAAGATAGTAGGGTAAGTCCTATTTTAGAAAATAATAGAGCCACTAGTAACCAGTTCAATGATTATCTTGACTATGTAGATAATGTTGAAGATTGGCAAAAGAAAAGTTCTAAGATAGTTGAGCAAGAACTAGCAACTAAAGGTGGAGAAATAGGACAATATGCTAAATACTTATATGATGCAAAAGGCAATTTAAGATCAGAAGCTGAATTTAATGATTTAGTTTATGGTAAAGGAGGTAATGCACAAGCTCAGAAAAATAAAAAAGAAGATCTAAGAGCTGCACAAATGTATGCAATGATTCCTGATTTACCTACTATTATTGATTATGCTACAGGTAACTATAGAGAAGGTTTGATGAATCAAGCTGAACAAGGATTAAAAAGCATAAGAGAGACACGTGATAGTGGAGTATATAAGGATCTTGTAAAAGAAGCAGGAAAAATATATACATCTGGTAAAGTATTAGACGGTGCCCCTGGTACACCGGGAACAGGTGCTGGTAAGTTTACTCAAAATGAAAACTTCATAATGGTCTCTCCTAAGTCACCTATGACTTCTATGAGCAAAAGATTTTATATGGAGTTCAATAGAGATTTTAATAATATTGATTTTGATGAGTCTAATAGTGTAATCACATTTGGTGGTGCAACTAAAAGTGCTTTCTTAAAATCAAAAGATAGTGAGGCTGATGAAGTTACTGGTTTAACTCAAACTAAAAAAGGAAAAGCTTTAATGCGATTAATTGATACTGAGATTAATAATACTAAAAGTAAATTTAAAAACTTTGAGCTTAGTTCAATTCCTATAGCAGCAGGTATGGCTAGTAAAGGTGGTATGACAATCCGTCCTGATGCTGAGTGGTTAAAACAATACATCATTACTGATAAAAATCCAACTGGTATCATTACTCAAACAGAATACAATCAAGCTATAGTTAATGGTATTACTGTAATTACTGATAATCAAAACTTTACAAATGGTTTGTTTAAATCATCTCAAGTATCTGCATTAAAAGCTAATATTGACTATTCAGTTAATAACGGACAGCCATATGTATTTACTTCTCCATTTGATGAAAATAACAAATGGACTATTAGTAAAAATAATTATGGTACTGGTGAGTATGTAAGTACTGTACAATATAGAGCTTGGGATCCTAATACAAAGTCATATAGTACTGTATCTTATACTGATCCAATTTCTCCTGGAAATAATATTGATAACCTGAGAGATGAATACCAATTGATATTCAACAACATTTACCAAAACAATAAAATATTATCAAATGGCAGATGAGACTCCAATTAGTGGATTAGATTCACTAGGTCCTGATTATGGTGGTATCAATAGACCTTCATTAGATACTCAGAGTTTTAAACCTTTTGAAGGAGATTCACTTAGAGATGCTGAGATTAATTTTCCGGCTCCAAAAGCATATCCTAATCCTATTGGTGCAGAGTCATTAAATCATCCTGCAGGTCAGATCAGAAATGCAGTTGGTAAAGCACCAAATTCTCCAGGTAAATCTCCTACAGTTACTGCAGGTGATTATGGTAAACTATTCAAAGCCGTAGCAAATGCTAATCAGGATAAGAATGAATATAGTAGAGTATATGCATATGATGCAGGTCCATCTGGTAATTCATTTTACAAAAGATATGCTGCTTATGGTCAAGAAAAATTTGATAGTATTGGATTTTCTCCATTAAGAGATAATGAAGCCCTGTTTAATTCTAAGACTAGTGGTTGGGATGACTTTAGTAGAATGGTAACTAATTCATTTGTTCCATTATTTACAAGAGGTTTTGTATCTGGACCAAAGAGTTTGGTGAAAATGTTATCAGGAGATTTTAGTGCAGATCTTGATGATGCAAGATTCTATGAAGAAGCTGCAGCTATTGGCTCATCTACTAAAGGTGGTGTTAGTGGATTCTTTACAAACACTGCTCAGAGTTTTGCATACACTGCAGGAATCATGACAGAAGTAGCTTTAGAAGAAGCAGCTGCAATCTTATTAACAGCAGGAACTGCAGGTGGAGCCGCTCCGGTATTATTTGCAACTACCGCTAATGCAGGTAAAAATATTTTACGTGCTGCAAAAGGTTTAGATAGTGCTGTTGATATGGGAAGAGCAGTTAATGGCACTGTACGTAGTTTAGATAATATAAGTAATGCTAGACGTTTTTGGGATACAACTAAGAAAGTTGCTAATAGTAGTGTAGGAAGTTTTCTTAATCCACTTGAAGGAACAACTGGAGCTATTGGTTCTATTATAAAAAATGAAGACAACCTAACTGGATTAGCTAGAACATGGCAAGCTACTCAGAAAACAGTAGGTGGTATGCATAGAGATATTAGAGCATTAAATGCTGCACTATCTGAAGCTAGACTTGAGGGAGGTTTTGTACAAAATACTATATATGATAAACTGTATAAAGATTATTACTATAAAAATGGTAAAGCTCCAACTGATGAGGAACAAAAATTAATGATAAATAAATCTACAGAAGCTGGCATGAGTACAGTAATGTGGAATACAGCATTAATCTACGGATCAAACAAAATTACTTTCCCAAGTATCTTAGGTAGAAAGTCTATGGGTGGTGGTTACTTTAAGAATAAAATAGATGATGTACTACAAATGAAAGGTGGTAAAGTTATCTATAAAGAAGTAGCAGAAAAAGGAGTAAAGGAAACAGCTGAAGCAAAAAGTAAAAGATTACTTCAGGGTAATTTTGAATATGTTAAGGATGGTCTTATGACATCACTTAAGAACTTTAAAAGTCAACCTATACGTCAAACACTAAAAGGTGTTGGTGGTTATTTTAAAACTAATATTACTGAAGCACTTCAGGAAAATGCTCAAGAAGCAATTTCTATGGCAATGGAGAACTATTACACACATAACTACTATAAAGAAACAGGTGCAGCATCACATCAATTTAATAAAGGTTTGTCAGCTTATCTTACTGATGGAATAGGTGAGCAATTTAGTGGTAAAGGTTTTGAAACATTTGCTTCCGGATTCTTTATGGGAATGTTTGGTGGAGGAATGAATAAGACCTTTGAAGCTATGCAGTATGGTTATAACCATTACTTTAATAAAGAAGAATCTGCAAAATATGCTGAGTTAAGAAATTCATATGGTAAAGGTATTGCTGCAAAACTTAATCTATTAGCAGAAACTGATCCTGAAACATTATTTGATTCTAAGATATTTAACTATGGTGTACAAGGTAGTATTGCAGATAATGCTGAAAGAGACCTAGATGAAATGCAAAGAAAAGATCAAAAAGATGAAGCACTTATCTCTGCAGTATACGCAGCACTAGATACTAATACTCTTAATTTATTTACTGATCAACTTGAATCATTCAAACAATATTCACCTGAAGAGTTTGAAGAAGCTTTTGGATATGAAAAAGGTGAAGGTGCTAAGTATCAAGCTAAGCTTGACAGTATTATTAAAAAAACTAAAAGCATTGAAGCTAAATACAAAAGAGTTAATGAACAGTTTCCAAATCCAGTTGACCTTAGTAAAATAGATAAAGAAGACCCTAACTATGAAAAAGCTGCACTTTTAAATAGTGCATGGGAATATGCTAAACGCGAAGCTATTTTTTCACATCAATCATTTGATGATGTAAATCAAAGAATGGCAAGTATTTATGATACTATTACTGCTGATCCTGCACTAGCTAAAGTAGCTGCTAATGACATTCAAATGTTATTTAGTGTAGATAAGATTGGATCTGAGATTGGTATTCTTAAATCTGAAGTAGAAGGTTTAAAAACTATGACGGATCCTCAGTCTAAAAAAGACTATGAGCATAAGAAGAAAAAGATCAAAGCTTTAGAAAACTATCTTGATAAGTTTAGTTCATATAATAGCTACACTCAAAGACATAAATTTGCTGATGCAGCAAGAGAAGATATTGCTGAAGCTACAGGTAAAAATCCTGAAGATGTTACTCAAGAGGAGATTGATGCATTACTAGATAAGAAAATTGGTAAGAGAACAGAAGAGAATGATATCAAAGTAAACTCAGGACTTGAGAGTGCTTATAAAGAATATCTTAAACTATTAGGAGACTATAATGACTCACATATCTTTGATAGAGATATGGATAATGCTTTTTCTAAACTCAAAGACTACTATGCACTTGGTGAGCAAGGACGTTTACTTGCTAGACATGTAGATGTATTATCTAATCCACAAGGATTCTTAGACGCTGTTAACAGAAACAATGAGTGGATGGAGCGCGTTTACAAGAATAGAAAAGAGTATTTTGACCAAATGGTTGAGGCTCAGTTGAAAGCAAAGGAGCATAATGATTTACTCAATGCATTAGCTAACCAGGATATCTATGTAGACCTTGACCAGTTAGATGCATACATTAATGAGGGTGTACTACCTACAGAATTTTATGATGGTAAAGGAAAAGTAATCACTGCTGATAATGATAAGTACTACTCTATTATAGAGAAATTTGTTTTACTATCTCAGATTCAAGAAAGTATCAATGCTAACAAGCTTGATCCTGAAATGCAAAAAGAAATTGATGATCTTCAGAAGAAGATGAAAGCTGAGATTGATGCATTAGAAAAAGAAGAGGGTAGAGTAAATATTGCACCTGTTGAGATTGCTAAAGGTAAAACTATTTCATTAAAAGAGGCAGCTAAAGAAGTTCAACCGGGTGAGTATATTGAGTTAAGTTTTGCTGATGGACAAACTATTACATACTACAATGATGGTGGTACATTAAAGTTTGATAATGCTGAAGGTGAAGAAGTTAATATCAAAAGAGATACAACACCTTACACAGCTGCTGTACGCTTTAAGTATGACATGATTCCTAATCCGGATGAAGTACAAACTATTAAAGAAAAGTATGATGCATTGATTGAAGAAGTATATGAAAGATATGCTGCTAAAAAACAAGCAATGAATGCTCAAAGCTATAATGCTATTCTACCTAGTACTCCTATTGAAGATATACAAAGTAGAGAGCCAGAGCTATACAGTCAACTTCAACAGTTATTTCAAACAACAGTCTTAGATCAAATGGATCCAGAGCAAGTTGAGTTAATGACTGATGATCAAGTAATGAACTTGTTTACTGATTTTGTTGCAACAGAAGATGCTGCAGCACAATTGATTGATCAGTATAACAAACAAGCACGTTTAAAATATGCTACTAAGTTATCCGGAGAACAAGAAGACTTTGAGTTCCTATTCAACGGTAGTACTATAGACACTGGAAACCTTACTACTAAGCAAGTAAGAACATACATCAAAACATTTGAAGGATTAAAAGCTGATCTTCAGAAGAAAGGTAACTTGACAACTGATGAGAAAAATCTTTTAAACAGTCATACTGCATTGATTAATAAGTTTGAAGCTTTAATCAGAACACGTGGTTTAGCTGGACTAAGTCCTAAATTAAAAGAAGCTAAGTCTAAACTAGATGCATTACTAGAAACACAAGACAAGATTACAAGAGATGATGACAGACATGTTTACATTATTGACGGTAAAGAATATGATAGTGTAACAAGAAAAATTGCTCCTCTTAAAAGCAAACAGTATGATTACATTGGTAAAGGAACACTTGAAAAAGAAGTGTACAAGATTTTTGGTAATGCTAATCTAAAAGATGGAGAAGGTAGACCATTGTCTTTTGATGCTAAAGTAAATCTATTTATTGCTGCTCTAAAAACAAATAACCCTCCAGGATTTAATTCTAAAAATTATCTTGAGGTTGCTGATCTTTTAATAGCAAATCAAAGTGATACACCTGAAGAGTTATACAATAGACTTCTTGCATATTCATTAGAGAATACATTTGAAGCAAATAGAACAGCAGGAAATTATATTGATGCTCAAGTTAAAAACTTGTTTGAGGATTTACCATTGGAGTTCAATGAAGAAAACATTACAAGAGAAGCTTTTGATAATTTATTCAGCACTGAAGTAGATCCAAAGACTAATCTTCCTAAAGGTTCTTTAGCTCAAATCAAAGCTAGAGTTGACTCTAATGAGTTGATTATACTATCTAGAGGACTTAGAGTATATGATGAAGAATTAGGTATTGCAGGTGAGATAGATTTAATTGTTGCTGATCAAAACGGTAATGTGTACATCATTGACCTTAAGACAGGTAGCAAAGATAAATGGGACGGCTGGGTTGGTACAGATTTATATAAGGATAGAAAAGCATCTAAGGATGAAGCTGTAAGAGCTAAAGCTGAATATGCAGAGAATAAATCTGAAGACTATGAGCTTCAGCAAGCAGCATATGCTAACCTATTATATAGAATGATAGGTCTTGAAGTATCTAAGGTAGGTATCTTACCAGTACAGCTTACATTAAATACTGAAACTGGTAAAGTTAATACTGCATCAAAACCAACATCTTCTGCCCTAAAACCTGGTACATTTAGTATTATGCTTGATACTTCTAAAGTACAAGACAGAATTGATAACTTAATTCCTAAAGTATACATTGATCCTGTTACAGGTGATGAAGAAGTTCCGGGTATTAAAATAGCTACTGCACTTTCTCCTGAAGCTCTTAAGAAACTGAGAGCTCTTGGTTTCAGTGATGCTATGTTAGAGTTAATGACTCAAGCAGAAATTGAAGAGGCAAAGACTTTCAATGATAGAGATCAAGCAAAACCTTTATTGAATAAGTATGCTAAACTTGCTATGGAGCCAGTCTTAATGGATGATGCAGAAATTGAAACTCAGATCATTAATGAGATGAGAAGAGATAGAAACGGTAAGAGCATTCAGAATAGAATCAATATGCTCAAGGCACGTGAAAAGATGGCTTCTAATGAGCTTTCTGCAATGAATGATACTTTGGGTTATCTTAATAATCTTTTAGAGTCTAGTGTAGATTTATCTGAATCTGAAGTTAAGAGATTACTTGATAGTATTAGTACACTTGAGAAAGTTATCAAGTCATCTTCATCTAAGAAAACTAAGAGAGGTCAGAGTACTGCAGCAATGATTGCTAATCTTAAGAGTCAAATTAGAAATGAGTTCCGTGAGGCTGATGTTATTCTAAATACAATACGCAATCTTAAGTATGAGATTGAATTACTTGAGTCACTTAAAGATGATTTAGGTAATCAGATTGATTACTATAACAGTTTGATAGCTGATCCTAATATGGAGACACTATCTAAATACGAGATTGAAGCTAAGATTAAAAAGATCCAGAAAAAGATGGGTACTATTGAGAAGCTTATTGCAGCAATTAAAAATGCAATTGGTAAGTCATTACAGTACTTGAATGAGTATCTTAAGATTTGGAAAAAGGCTGATGCTAAGTATAACAAGTTCATGGATACAACAGGGTATGAACCATTATCACAAGAGAAGTTAGGTGAGTTAATTAACTCTACTAATCCGGAAGATATGGAAAGACTTGCAGAGTATCCTGAATTATCTAGACAGTTCCAAGGAGTTCAAAATGAGCTACTTAAGACTATGGATAATGTAGAGTTTGCAGAAGAAGTTAAAGAACAAGAAAATAAAAGACTTGCTGAACTTAACCGTGCATTAGATAAGTATACTAGACAAATCCGTTATTTGAATGAGTTGATTAGTACAACTGCAGATGGTGAAGTATTTGATCCTGAAGCTAAAATGTCTGACCCAGCTTCTGGTGGACCTATGCCAGGTAGCACAATGAATACTACTGCTACTACAGCACAGAAAACTCAAGAAGCAGAAGAAGACTTAGCTAAAGATGCAGTCACTGTATCTAAGTTAACATTTACTCCTGATGTAATGGCTGATATTGAGAATGAACTAGAAGGTAAAACATATTCATTAGAGGAGGCACTTGCTGCTATTGAAGCACTTCCTAATATGGATGAGTTAAGATCTTACAGAGCTATACTAAGAGGATTCCAAACAGTTGGTAGAATCAGTGCTGCTGATGGAGCTATACTAAAAGCTAAGTTTGAAGAAAAAATTAAACAGCTTGAAACTCCTGAATCTATAGATATGCCTGCAACAAGTTTTGCTGTAGGTGCAACTGTTATTGCAAAAATTGATATCTTTAACAAGAATCTTTTATTTGCTGGAAAGGGTACAGAATTAACTGTTACAAGGGTTGATGGTAGCAAAAAAATGATTACATTAAAGTATGGTAATAAGCCACATCAAGTTAGTTTTGATGAGGCTGAAGAATTTTTAACTAATATGGAAGCACTAACAAATATAGTTCCGGTGGAAGCAACACCAATACTTGATCAGGCTGATAAAGAAAAAGTTATTGAGTCAAATGATATAGCTGATGCCTTTATTCAAGATCCTGCTGCAGTTAATAAAGCAATTGAAGAAATTGGTGATACTGAAGCTTCCAACTTAAAAGATAAATTATTCAAAAACTTAGAGTGCTAACATCATGGCAAAAATTACTTGTGCATTAACTGCATCCCAACTTAAAGAATTATTTCAATATACATATAAAGTAATGAGTGACTCATTAGAAGCTGCAGAAGCTTTTGATGCTGAGCTATTTATGAAAAATATGTTTGATGAAATTGCTTCAGCTACTAATCCTGAAACAGCTGCTAAGTTTGTACAACAGTTACCAACTTTAATCTATGCTGCTGCCGGTACAAATCAACTGGTAGATCTTGATATGGCAACTGATCCAGTTAGAAAAATGATTTCTAAGTTTAAGAATCCTGACACAGGACTAAACTTTGTATTGGATAAGTATGCACCAGCTCCTGATGCTAACTCTATTTTGAATCAAGTAGCTAGTATCAATATTTCAGACAATGAAGTAAAAGAATCTGAAGGTGAGTCTACTGCAGTTGACACAGAAAGATTAAAGCCGTTTACTGCAATGTCATCTACATTTGTTGAGTTTGTTAAGATTGACCCAAGACAAAAAGGTGTAGTAGATAAACAAGTAGTTGATCCTGCTAGAATGCGTATTTATAATACACTAGCAAGAATTAGAGATAACTTTGATGGTACATCAGGTTACTTTGATGGTAACATTACATATCAAGGTAAAGTACTAAAGCTAAAAGCTGTTAGACTATCTGATGTAAAAGAATCTATGTTAGATGAAACTACTAGAGCTGAAGTAGTTAAAAGTAAAATGGTTGTCCGCAATCAGGGTTCTGCTAAAGTAGGTACTGAAAAAGTGGCACAGGCAAATGAAAGAGTAGCTCTTATTCTTTCAGATGATCAAGGATACTTATTATACTTTGATCAAGACGGTAACATTACTACGGAAGCCGAAGGTGGCCAGATTGTATATCAGTTCATGAGAAACATAAGAGTTGATGCAAAGAACTCATCAAGACTCAGAGCTACTGATATTTATGGTCAAGTAGATATGATCCAAACTCCGGAAGAAATCTACAATGGTCAAGCAAGAAACATGAAAATGTCAGATGATGAGTATGCTGATTACTTAGTTGACATAGGTACGTCTAAAGAAGAAGTCATTGCAGAAATTGACAGAGAACAACAAGCTGACTTTAGAGCTATCAAAGAATTCACAGATAAAATAACTAAAGAAGGTGAATCAAAAACAATTGCTTTAACAGGAGTTAGTCTTGGTGTACCAGTTGAGCTAGTTATAAATAGACCAACATTTGGACAAATTCAAAATCTACCATTTGTTACTAAGGAAAACTTCCAAGGTATCCGTCCTGTGAAAGAACCTAGAGATGGTTTTGAAAAAGGTAATTATACTATAAAGCTTAACGGATCTGAGTTTCAGATAGATAGAGCTGATATGACTAAAGAGATAGCAAATAAAATTGCTCATGCTCTAACTATGTCTAAGCTTTCCAATAAAGATAAGTATACTTTCATATCTTATTTCATGAATAATAATATTTCAGAAAAAGTTAAGAAGTACAATATCTATTACAATAAAGAAACAAAAGAATTAGAAATTAGTTTTAGACCGTTGCCAGTATCAGAAGCACAATTAAAAGGTATAAAGAAAAATGACTTTGTAAAAGTTCCCCTTGTACCAGAAAACTTTGATACTATTTTTAATGGTTTAATGGAGGGTAACTACTACAAAAAGAAATTACCAAGTAAGATGACATACAATCAGAAAGCATTAATTGATAATGCTTACTATGATTATAATATGGAGACTGGGACTTTGAATAGAAGACCATCAAACTATGTTGATCTTATTATGTCATATACAGATACAGAAGTATATCTTGTTGAAAATAAAGATCCTGGATTCTTTAATAGTTATATGCACTTTGGTCTTGATCAAGTATATACTAAAAGAGTAGATGAAGCCATAGCTGAAGTTCAAAAGAACTTAACTATTGCAGAAAAGAAAGCTGCAATTGTTGAAGCATTAGGACAAGGTAAAGAAGTAACAGGTACAATCTCTAAACCGGAGAATGCTGCAGGTAACACTACTCAAACACAGTGGCAGTTTACAGACTCAAAAGGATCTGTAGTAAACTTCTATAACCATAATACTAATGAGACACCTGAAATGTATGAGGGTAAAGTAGCTACATTAGTATTAGCTGGCCCTATGACTGGAAGTAATGGTGTGTTTTATGCTGATCCTGTAAGTGTATATGTGGGCAATAAGTTTATTGGATATGTACAAGAGAAAGGTTACAGCAAAGGTGATGAAGTTATTGATGCTACAGAAGAAGTAGTAGCTACACCTGAATATGAGATCCCAGTAGAAACATCTATTGAAGAACAAGACAAAGCAATCTTGGCTCCAGATGACATGAATACTCCAGATGATGATGAGTTTCCTGTATTTGGACTTGAAAGAGATGCTAAGTTACCAAACAATGTAACTCAAGAACAAGTTGATGCAGCTAAGGATTGGTGGAATAGTTCACCATTATCTAAGTTTGTGAGTATTGAGCATATGGCAAACATTGTAAATTCAAATGCATTTGCAAGATTTGTAGCGTCCGGTAAAAAGTTGGCAACTCCAGGGACGCTTGCTAAGATTGAAATAAATAAAGCTGCTAATGGTAACTATGTAGATGTATACCATGAAGCATGGCATGCATTCTCTCAGTTATTCTTGACTAAGAAAGAGAAAGTAGCTTTATATAATGAAGTAAGAAACAGTAATCCTAAATGGAAGAACTTAAGTTTCTTACAGCTTGAAGAATTAATTGCTGAAGATTTTAGAACTTATGCCCTTGATCCAAAGGCAAATAAGAGTATGCCTAAACGCAATACAATCTTTAGAAGAATACTTAACTTCTTAAAGAAGCTTTTTGGTAACAAGAAAAATATTAATAATGTTTCAGAGGTTAGGTCTGTTAAAGAATTGTATGAGAAGTTATACTTTGCTGACAAGAATCCAAACTTACTTAAGAATTATACACCACTTGTGGATAATGTAATGTGGGACATGCTCAACAGAGGGCCTGAATCTATTGCTAACAAAGATCAAGAAGTTTTTAATTCACAAGATGGTAAACTTGTAGCACAGTCAATTGACTCTGTATTCTCAAATATTATTGATGTTAATGCTAAGAACACAGGTAACAAAGCTGGTACTGTAGCAATCTTAAGTGATAAATACTTTACTAAAGATGGTATCAGTAACCGTGAGGCAGCTTATACAATGGCTAAGAGAACATTCATTACTAAGTTAAATGCTGCACTTGATGAGATTAAAGCTATTGGTACACCACAGAATGCTGAGCAAGATGCTAGACAAGAGTTGTTAAAAGACAACATTCGTATCTTTACTGCAACAATTAATAACTGGGGTGATGCTAAATCAGGTATTGTAAAATACCATATGGAAAAAAGTACATTTGAGACTTTAAGACAAAAAGCTACAGTTGTTGAGATTGAATCTGAGGAAAATGAGTCTGCAGCTCCCGAAGATGTTGAGAACACAGCACTATTTAAAGAATCAAATATAAATGATAAGTCACTAGATCAGTTAGCTGATCAAGATACTTTGTACATTCTTAAGAGTTTATTCAAAGTAGACTCTACAAACAGAAGACAAAAGAACCGTTTAGGATTTGATGAGTTAGCAGATTTTCCTACTGTATGGAATAATGTAGTACGCGCTATTGGTGGAGTTAAGGATCCTGAAATCATGTTCCAAAAACTAAGTGACACAGCACGTACATTTCCTGAACTTAGACAATTGGTAGACTATAAGTTACCTAATCCAAGTAAGGTTAAGAATGCTGCTGAGATGGCTATTACTACAGGTTTCTGGCAGTCATTTAAGAAACCAAGAATATCTTATATCCAGGTTACATGGTTTAAACAAAGTGATGGTACCTATGCAGCTGAAGTAACTGAAGCTTCTAATCAAGTGTCTAGTGTAATTTATAAGTTTAAGAATAAGTTTAAAGCAGCTGATGCTAATAACTTTATTAGTAAGACAGATAAGAACAACTCTATACTTAAGCTAGATAACATTGTAAAAACATTTGCTCCCAATGGAAGATTTGATACTAAAAAATCTTGGGAGTTTGTAAGAGCTATTGGTATTCAGTTAGATGACCTTAAAGTCATCAAGGATGCATTAGAAAATAATCCACATGTATATGGATTAGAATATCTATTCAAAGTAGTTAAAAAATTCAATGAGCTTGATAATGATGTTAATGCATCTAAGGAAGCTAAAGAATATGTTAAGAAGTTTAAGGAAGACCCAATTACTACTTTGACTAAAGTAATTCCTGCAGGAATTCTAGGACCAAAAGAAGTACTTGAGAAAAACCTTATTGAAAAGTTAGCTGAGCTACAAGGTAGATATGGTGCTGACTCTTCAAACTTCAGTGTATTAAATGCTGAAAGAAAACTAGTATTTGAACATACAGAAGATTTCTCAGCTAGTATGCAAGTGCATGCTATTAATGATGTAAAAAACATTCAAGATTTATGGAAGACTGATAAATATCAGTACATGAGTTACTTGAATCCTAACAACAATACATTTACAATGAGATCCAAAGTATTAAACAGTTTGTTTATTTTGGATACACAGGATGAGAAGTTTGATAGAAGAAGAGACCGTGTCTTTGCATTGAACGCAGTATCTGGTACACAGTTAGATGATAATGTAACTGGTGCTAATACAACTTCACTTGATAAGTATGGTAAGTTCATCCAAGAGATGCACATGATGCTTAAGGGTGGTTTGCAAGAATTCATGCGTCATGCATCTAAGTCAGCTTCATTTGGTGCACATGTTGAAGGTGGAATTGTAATAGGTAGAGGAAAAGGTGATGACAACCATTTATATGTTGACATTGATCAAT